CCGGCCACCTCAGGAGCCCATCCTCAGGAGCCCGTATGCCCGGCCGACACACCATCCGACGTCCTCGAAAGCGCAAGGTCCAGATGAAAGCTCTGGTCTACGCGGTCGACGGCGCGGAGAAGTCGTACCCGGTCTATGAATTCGCGAACGGCAAGCGTCGCGTCGAGCGCCCGAGGCACAATCCCTTCGCTGACGCTTGACCCGCCGCCGCATTTTTGTCTTCGGCTCGAACATCCAGGGCGTTCATTCCGCCGGCGCCGCGGCGTACGCGCGCGCGTATCACGGCGCTCGCGACGGAGTGTCGGAGGGGCTCGCGGGCGACTCCTACGCCATCCCAACATGCAGTTGGGACGGGGAGACGTTAAGCCCGCTGCACCTGGATGAAATCCGGGCCGCCGTCGCGCGCTTCTACCTTTTCGCTGCGCACCGGCAGGACTTGGATTTTCTCGTCACGTCTCTGGCGTGTGGTATCGGAGGTTACAACCCACGACAAATCGGCAAGTTCTTCCGGTACTTCCCGGACAATGTGTACCTGCAGGCGAAGCTCATCTCCGAGGGTGTTTCGTGAGCCAGGAATTACCCTCGAGGCCCCGGGACGTCCCGAAGGCGAGCCTCAAGCAGACCGAGCCCATCGCGCCGCTCTTCGGCGCGCCGGCCGCGCTCACCCCGGCCCAGGTCCTCACTCGCGCCGGCGCCCTGACCGAGCCGGAAACCGTCACCACCAAGCAGTTCGAGATCATGCTCGCCGGGCTCGTGGGCGGCGCCAAGGTCGAGGCGATCCTCGAGCACGTGGGGTTGACCAAGGCCGACGTCGAGGCGTACCTCCGGGCCGACTCCAAACGGTACGACGCCTGGCGTAACGCCTTTCTGGCGGGCCTGCGGCGCGGCTGGTCGATCGAGCTTTTCGACGACATCCTCGACAACATAGCTGGCGGCATGTCAGTGCAAGCGGCCTGTGAGAAGCACGGCAGGAACAAGATCGACTTCGTGCGCATCACGCGCCGGGATCCGGTCCTGAAGGCCATGTACGACGAAGCCCGGGAGATCGCGGCGGAGTGTGAGGGTGACGATCTCCGCGGCATTTCGGACGACGACAGTCAGGACGTGCTCGACGACGGCAAGGGCGGTCAACGTGGTAACACGGCCGCCGTGGCGCGCGACAAGCTCCGGATCGAAACCCGGCTGCGGCTGATGACCTCCTACAACCGCGACCGCTTCGCCGAGAATATTCCGCCGCCTCCGAGCCAGACCAATGTCGTCGTGAACGTGAGTCACGCCGACCGGCTCGAGTCGGCGCGCTCGCGCCTGCGCGCGATACGGGAGGCGCCGGCCACGGAAGGGGAATTCACGGATATTCCCGCCGCCAAGCCTGCGGACGATGAGGATTTATCGTGGCTCGACACGTAATTCCTGACGACGGTCGCAAAGGTCTTACCGATCAAGAGTTTGACAACGAGCTGCTCAAGGAAATGGAGCAGTTCTACGACGACCCGTACGGGTTCGTCATGTTCGCCTTCGAATGGGGGAAGGGCGAGCTTGAGGATTCCGACGGCCCGGACGTCTGGCAGAAAGAACAGCTGGAGCGACTCGGAAATTTCCTCAAGAAAAATCCGGACGGCAATTACCGCGAGGCGATCGCCTCCGGCCACGGTATCGGGAAAACCTGCGAGGTGGCCTGGCTCATCCTCTGGGCCATGTCGACCCGGCCGCACCTCTCCGGTGTCGTCACCGCCAACACCATGACGCAGCTCAACACGAAGACGTGGCGCGAGCTCGCCCTCTGGCACAAACGGGCGATCAACAAGCACTGGTTCAAGTGGTCGGCCACGAAATTCTGGCACGTCGACCATCCGGAGACCTGGTACACGTCCGCCGAGCCCAACACCGAGCACAATTCTCAGGCGTTCGCCGGCCGGCACGCGAAATACAAGATCATCATTTTCGATGAGGCCTCGACGATCCCGAGCAAGATCTACGAGGTGACTGAAGGCGCCATGACCGACCCCCGGTCGCTGTGGCTCATCTACGGGAACCCAACCGAGAACTCCGGGAAATTCAAGGACTGCTTCGACATCGACCGCCGATGGGTCACGCACAACATCGATTCGCGCACCTGTAAGCGCACGGACAAGAAGGAACTCGAGGAGCAGATCGCGGCCAACGGCGGCGAGGATTCTGATTTCACTCGCGTACGCATCCGCGGCCTGTTCCCTCGCAAGGGCTCGATGCAATTTATTGCGACGGCCGTCGTAGACAGAGCGATGGTGAACGAGATTCCATTCGAAGGATACTGCCTCATGCCGAAAGTCGTCGGCGTGGACGTGGCGCGGTATGGCGACGACAAGTCGGTCATCTCCGTGCGCCAGGGGCGCAAGCTCCTGGAGATGCACAAGTTCCGCGGCCTCGACACGATGGACCTCGCGCACCAAGTCGTCCTCGTGAACAAGAAGCACCGGCCCGTCGCGACCTTCGTCGACGGCGTGGGCGTCGGTGCCGGAGTCGTCGACCGTCTGCGCATGCTCGGCTACGAAGTGGTCGAGGTGAATGCCGGCGAGGTGGCGCGCGACGAGGAGCACTACGTCAACAAGCGCGCCGAGATGTGGGACGGCATGCGGATGTGGATGGAGACCGCCGACATCCCGGCCGAGGACACCGAGCTTCGCCGTGAGCTCGTCGCCGTCGAGTATTTTTACGATGAACGCGAGCGCATCCGCATGGAGCGCAAGCGGGACATGAAGAAGAGGCTTCCGGATATCGGCAGCCCCGATTGCGCGGAATCGATCGCGCTCACGTTTGCCGAGGCGTTGGGAGATTTCGCATCGAATGCGTTCGAACCCAACGAGTTCGAACCCGAGAATTCGTAGGAGGATCAATGAGCAAGAAGTGGCATCAACTCGCCGAAGCGCAGCCCGGCTACCTCGTGACGCTGGCGACGGCAGAGAAGGAGCTGGTCGACCCGGCGGAGCCCGACGGCCCGCGCCGTGAGAAGGTCATTCCCGCAGCCCACATCACCCGCCTGCACGGCGACTACGCCCTGGTCGACGCGATGACGGGCGCCGTGATCCCGACCTGGCCGCCGGCCGCGGTCGACGCGCTGATTCAGTACCGCGCGAGCCGCGTGCAGGGCGCGGTGCCGCCGAAGGATCCGGCCGATGCGCAGTAGCACCGATCGCCTCGCTGTGCGGCCGACGCTGTAATGAGCGGCCGCGTTCACATCATCGGCGAGACCAAGGGCAAGCAACCGGTCGCCGATTACAACGAAATCAACGTCCTGGAGCTGGAAAGCGCCAAGAGGGCGAAGATGGAGTTCTGGATCGCCAAGAAAATCGGCGAGAAGCTGGCCGAGGTGTACCCGAAGCGCCAGTGGGAGGTCATGGTCGACCTCGACGGCCAGATGCTCATCGTGAAATGCCCGTCGCTTTCGCTGACCCACGGGTACCACATCGAAATGCGGCTGCGAAACATCAACGAGCTGCAGGAGCGCGCGATCCGTGGCGGCGGCGAAATTCTCGAGCGGCACAACCAGACCCGCGGCCGCGTGCGCGACATCGCCGTTTTCGATCATTTGCCGACGAATCTGCGCGGCGACGTGATCGCTCCTGACGCCAAGGGCGGCAATCCGCTCAAGATCATTCACCACTGATGCCGGAAACGCTCACAGCCGACGGCGGGTACTCCCGCACCGCAGCCGACTTGCCGCCAGGGGAGACTCCGGCGGACAGCGCCGTGCTGGGCGCGGAAACAGAGGAGCAGGACGGCGGCTTCACGGATGAGTGGATCCTCGACAAGACGCGCGCGATCTACACGACCTCGACCGACTACCGCGACACGAACATCACGAAGCAGTGGGAGCGGAACCTGTCCCACTTCCGCGGCGAGCACGCGCCGGGTACGCGCTACAAGGCCTCCGACTGGCGCCGATCGCGCACCTTCCGGCCGAAGACCCGTGCCAACGTCAAGGCGCAGGAGTCCGCGTTCACGAGCGCCGCGTTCTCGACGATCTCCATCATCGAGACGAAGGCGACGAATCCGGCCGATCCGCAGCAGGTGGCCGGCGCCGCGGTCGCCAAGGAGCTGATGCATCATCGGCTCAAGAACACGATCCCCTGGTTCCTCTCGGCGGTCGGCGCGTTCCAGGACACGAAGAACTACGGCATCTGCGCAAGCCAGGTCTACTGGGATTACCAGACCGCCTCCGAGATCAAGCCGGCGATGAACGAGGACGGAAGTCCGGTCGTCGAGATCGACGAAGCCACTGGCGAGCAAATCCCGATGGGTGAGGAGATCAAGAAGGTCCTCGCCGACAAGCCGTGCATCGACGTCTTCGAGCCCGAGAATCTGCGCTTCGACCCGATGGCCGACTGGCGCGACCCGGCCGGCACGAGCCCGTACCTCATCCGCCTCTGGCCGATGTACGCGGGCGACGTGCTCGAGCGCATGGAGTCGAGCGACGAGAAGAAGCGCTGGCGCAAGTACAACCTGGCAGAGATCCTGGGCACGCGCAAGCAGTCCGCGGATCGCACGCGCCAGGCCCGCGAAGGCCGGCAGCGCGTCGACCCCACGATGGCGCAGGAGGGCGACGAATTCTCGGTCGTCTGGGCGCATTACAATATCGTGCGCGTGAAGGGCGTCGATTATATCTGGTGGACGCTCGGCACCGAACTCATCCTGACCGATCCCGTGCCGCTTCTCGAGGAGTGCCCGTGGCTCGCGCCTGGCGAACGGCCGATCGACATCGGCTACAGCTCGATCGAGGCTCACCGGAACTACCCGGCCGGCGACGTCGAGCAGATCGCGCCGCTCCAGGAGGAGATCAACGATCTCGCCAATCAGCGGCTCGACAACGTCAAGCTGGTGCTGAACAAACGCTACTTCGTGCGTCGCGGCTCGCAGACCGACCTCGAAGCGCTCATGCGCAACACGCCGGGTGGCGGCGTCATGGTCAACGACCCGGAGCGGGACATCAAGACCGTCGACACCAACGACGTCACGAGTTCCTCCTACCAAGAGCACGACCGCCTCGACACGGCGCTGGACGAACTCGTCGGCGGGTTCAGCCAGGGCTCGGTACTCAACAACCGCAAGCTCAACGAGACTGTGGGCGGCATGGATCGCATGGCCTCGGCCGGCGGCGCCGTGCAGGATTACAGCATCATCATCTTCATCGAGACCTGGTACCAGCCGGTCTTGCGGAAGCTCTGGAAGCTGATGTCGTATTACGAGAACGACGCCACGGTTTTCGCGCTGGTTGCTGAGAAGGCGAAACTTATGCCGCGCTTCGGGATCAGTGCCGTCAACGACGCGCTGCTCACGCAGAATCTCGTCGTCGAAGTGAACATCGGCGTGGGCAACACGGATCCCGTCAACCGGGTGAACCGGCTCACGCAGGGTATTCAGCTGGCGGTGGGTCTGCCGGGTGTTCCGGAGCGCTTGAAGGCGCAGGAGATCGCCGACGACATCTTCGGTGCCCTCGGCTTCCGTGATTCCTCTCGGTATATCATGAACGACGAGGAGTTCAAGCAGAAGCAGGCGAACACCCCGCCGGCACCGCCGCCGCCCGAGATCGCCGTCAAGATGCGCGAGCTCGACATCCGGCAAGAAGACAACAAGCTGCGTGACGAACGCGAGCGGGCGACGAACGCCGCGAAGATCGAACTCGAGTTCCAGAAGCTGCAGAACGCGATCGAGCAGCGCATGGATCAGATGGCCGCGCAACTCGGCATCGCGCAGATGCAGAACAAGACCAAGCGCGATACCACCGCACTGCAGGAAGCCAACAAGGTCGCGGCGGCGAATCTGGAGGCGAGCAAGCCTCCGGAGGAGACGCCCGGCAAACCTCCGGAGAAAAAGTAAATGCCCAGAGACAGAGAATTGCGCATCGCGGCTGCGGCCGCGTTCGTGTCCGACAAGTCCGCGCCGCTGGTGAAGTACACCGGCCGTCGCGTCAACCAGACCGTGGGCTCTTCGAGCTCCGCAGCGACGGCGCTGCCGGCCGGAGCGAAGATCGTCGAGCTACGGCTCACCGACGCGATCTACCTTCGTTTCGGCGACACGAGCGTCGGCGTCGCGGCGGCCGATGTGAACAGCGATCTCGTCGTGGGCGGCGAGAAGCTCGTAGTGGTGCCGGACGGAGCCACGCACTTCCGCGCGATTCGCGTGGGTTCGGCTGACGTCGCGCTGCAGATCGCGGAGGTCGAGACCGAATGAGGCGAGTCTGGCCGAGCATCTGCGGTCTGATCCTCGCGCTGGCGGCCGGCTTCGCGCCGGCCGGGCCCATTCACCAGGTCGACAAGCCGCGCTATTTCGCGGCGAGCGCCGGCGGCGGTCTTGTCGATGGTGGCTTGGTCACGATCTCGGGCTCGGGCTTCGACAGCAATGTGCCGGTCGCCAACCAGGAATGGCAGGGCGGGGTCGACGGCGTCATCGAGACTGCGAGCAACGGCGCGGCCTGGAACACGGTCTACGGCTCCGGCTGGACGCGTCCGGGCGATCACAACCAGGTCATCGACAACACTCACAGCCTCAACGGCACGAAGTCGTTGTCATCTGGGGCGCTAAACCAGTCCACGAACTGGCAGTTCGGCTCGAAGTTCGACACGGGCACGGGCGGCTTCACCACGGCGCTGATCCGCTTCTCGGTCTACATGACCCGGGTCGGCGGCCAGTCCTGGCAGCAGTTGAAGATGGTCCGCTTCGCCGGTGGCGACGGCACGACCGAGAGCGGCATCAGCGACGCGGACGTGCCCAACTGGTACGTGACTCGCTTCGGCGCGAACTCGATGTGGGCCATCAACGAAGGCACCGCGGCAACGCCCGATCCCTTCACGAACACGATCTACATCAGCGACGCTGGGCACACCGTCGTCGGTCCATGGCTTGATTTCGATGGTTGGTACACGATCACCGTCGCTGCGCTCCGGCCGACCTCCGCGGGCACCACGAACGGCGCGCTGTATTGGCAGTCGGTGCGAGAGTCGGATGGCGTCGTGGTCGCGCATGGGGCTGCGACCGGCCAGCGCATGTGGGATAGCGCGACGCATCCCCCGCGCTTCCTCGTGCTGCAGGGCTTTTTCCAAGACACGTGGACCAACGGCGCGCAGTGGTGGTACGACCGGGACATCTACTTCGCCTGGTCGAGCTCGGGCACCACGCTTCCGAAGTTCATCCTCCTGTGCAATGCCGCGACGTTCGCCACGGTCACGAAGTGCACGCTGTGCCCGTGGGAGGGCACCTGGTCGGACACCTCGATCACGCAAGTACGCGTGAACAAGGGCCAGCACGCGAACCTCACCGATGACCTGTGGTGGTACGTGATGAGCGCGCCTGGCACTGCGATCAATTCCAACGGAATCGCCGCCAATTCGATATGGCCGATGCTGCTGCTCGGCTGGCGGCGCCGCCGAGCGGCGAATGACGACAGTTTCTACGAGAGGAGGGCCGCATGAGTCTTTTCCGGAAGCTGAAATTCGGAGCTCTCTTTGCCGTTCTCGGCGCGTTCGTCGGCGTTGTCTCGAGTCCTCCGGTCGTCACGACAGTCGTCGTGGCGTCGGCCATCGTCACGCAAGACGCGCACGCGGCCAACGAGATTGGCTATTGGAACAACGGCGCGGGCGCTCAGACCTCGGCGCTGTTCCCGGACGAGTACAAGGCCGTCGTCACGGCCGCGAATGCTTACACGGCGACAACCGGCGACACCATTACGGCCGTCCGCATCGGACAATCGACCGCCGCCGCGCGCGTCATCGGTGTGGCGCTCTATGAATACGACGCAGGCACCAATCGCGCCACGGGGCCTGCGCTTCAGACTACTACGATCAGCACGACGGGGGCAGGCACTTTCGAGCGCACTGGGCTCACTTGGACGCTGACGAACGGCCTCGACTACGTGCTGGTTGCAGGCGACCCGGATAGCGTCGTCAATCTCACCGCGGACACGCTGACCGACGGCACGAGCATCGATGACAGCGGCGATGCGACATTCCCGACGTGGGGGCATACGGCCTACCAGGCATTGCAAATTGAGCTTGCAGGCGATGTGACGAATAGCGGAGGCGGCGGGCTACTGCTGCGCAGACGGAGGAATTGACCATGAAGAAGCTACTGATTTCGTTGGCCCTGACTTTGGGCTTGGTGTCGCCGGCGCTGGCGGAAGTCTGGCAGGCGCGCTACGGCGTCGCCGAGACCTTCAACTTCAAGCTCTACAACGCGGACGGTACGCTCGACGTCGACGAGGCGGACGGAGGCACCGAGGTTTCCCTGTCCTGCAACGAAGGTGCCGAGACCACGGCCACTAATGACTTCGCGGACGAGGGTACGTTCTATTCGATTGCGCTCACCGCATCCGAGATGCAGTGCGAGCGCATTGCGGTCGTCATCGCGGCAACCACGACCGAGGTCTTCTTCATCCAGACCTTCGGCAATGCGTCGGCGCTGACGCCGAGTATGGCGACGAACATGGGCGCCTCCGACTTCCAGGCAGGGGCCATAGATGCCTCCGCAATCGCCGCGGACGCGATCGGCGCGAGCGAGCTGGCATCGAACGCTATCGGCGCTGCGGAGATTGCGGACGGTGCGATCGACGGCGCGACATTCTCCTGCCCCGTGTCGGCCGGTACGATGGCTGCACTGGGGATCATCGATTGCGGTACCGCGCAGGCGGCGACCTCGACCACGCTGCAACTGCGCAGTGCTGCGGCCTTCGCAGACGATGAAATCATCGGGGCCACCTGCCTCATCACCGGCGGATCTGCCGGTGTTGGCCAGTCGCGAGCCATCACGGACTACGTTTCTTCGACGGACACGGCGACGGTCGCGACTTGGACGACGACCCCGACGGGTACCATCACCTACACCTGCTTCGGTACGTCTTCGGGCGGCGGCTCGGTCAGCATCGCGGCGGGCGGCATCACGAGCGCGAGCTTCGCGGCCGGCGCCATTGACGCGTCCGCCATCGCCACGGACGCCATCGGCGCGGCGGAGGTCGCGGCGAGCGCAATCGGGGCCAGCGAAATTGCAGACGGCGGCATTTCGGCAACGGAAATCGCCACGGACGCCATCGATGCCGACGCTATCGCCGCAAGTGCGGTAGGCGCCAGCGAAATTGCAACTGACGCCATCGGTGCTGCGGAGATCGCAAGCGCCGCCATCGCTGCCGACGAGATCGCCTCCGACGCTATCGGCGCCGCAGAGATTGCAACCGACGCCATCGGTGCTGCGGAGATCGCAAGCGCGGCCATCGCGGCGGATGAGATCGCAACCGACGCCATCGGCGCAGCGGAGGTCGCGGCGAGCGCGATCGGCGCGAGCGAGATCGCCACCGACGCCATCGATGCGGACGCCATCGCGACCGACGCCATCGGCACGGCGGAGACGGCGATTATCGACGTGAACGTGGAGCAGATGAACGGTGTGACGGTGCTCGGCGCCGGCACCGAAGCCGACCCCTGGAACGGAGAGTAAGGTGGGTTTCGGGCCGGGATTCGGCCAAGGTTTCGGCCCGGGCTTCGCACGAGCGGAGTCCGGGTCCGATCCCACCCCCGACCAGTTCACGTTCGTTGACCAGACGGACGTGCCGCTGTCGACGGTCGTCGTCTCGAACGAACTCGGGCCGACGGCATTCGACACGCCTGCGGCCATCAGTGTCGTTGGCGGCGAGTACAGCCTCGACGGCGGGGCCTGGACGAGTGCCCCGGGCACTATCAACCCCGGGCAGATGGTGCGCGTGCGGCATACGTCGAGTGCATCGAACAGCACGGCCACGAACACCGTCTTGACTATCGACTCAGTTTCTGACACGTTTACCAGCACTACGCTGGCAGCGCAGGGGCCGATCACCTCGGCAAGCGGTCGCAAACGCGACTCGCGCCGCAGAGGTTGGCTCGCTCGCTGGATGAACCGCGGGTAGCACAGGAGACCAGGAGACGTGAGGAGAGCACCACCGGAGTACCCGGTCGTCCGCAGCGAGGAGGAGACACTCGAGGCGGTCCTTCAGGGCAAGAGCATTGCCCGTTTCGGCGACGGCGAATTCAATCACGTCCGAGGCGGGAAGAACGTCTCCCAGATCGCGGATCCGAAGCTCACCACCGAGCTCACCGCGGTCCTCTGCGAACCGCAGAAACGGCTCATCGTCGGCATCCCGACGCTCGATGAGCGCAATCCGAAGTACAAGAACTGGCTGAAATACTCGGCCGGATACGCGTGCCACCTCAACGCGCGCATGACGTACTACTCATCGTTCATCTCCCGGCCCGACAACGCGCCGTGGATCAACACGGAAGAATTCTTCAATAAAATTGAAGGTTTGTGGAAGGGCGAGTACGTGACCCTGATTGCCAACGGCGAGCGATCACTCAAGCCGCAGTTCCTGCACGACACGGGCGCGAAGGACGTGTTCTTCGTGCAGTGCACCTACCGCGATTCGTACGCGCAGATCGATGAGCTCGAGCAGCGAGCGCTGCAGCAGGGCGCCGAGCGCGTGCTTCTGTGCTGCGGTCCGACGGCCACCGCGCTCGCCGCGCGCCTCGCAAAGCGCGGGCTCCACGCCATCGATCTCGGCCACGTCGGTCTTCTGTGGAGACCGTACCTCAAGGGCCGGCATTTACTACAGGAGAACCAGGATGAAAGAACACCGTAACCTTTGGTGGCCTGACTTCGAGCACAACCCGGAGGAGCTGTTCAAGTACATGCTCCGCCGCGTGACCGATGTCGACGTCGCCATGCAGCACGTCCGCACGAAGGGCGTCGCCGTGCAAGCCGGCGGATACATCGGCCTCTGGCCGCGCCGGCTGGCGAAGTTTTTCGAGCTCGTCTACACGTTCGAGCCGGTGCCAGAGCTTTTCGAATGCCTGAAACTGAACACGGATCGGTACTGCCCCGGGGTGATCGCGACGAACGCGCTGCTCGGCCCTTCAAGCGGCACGGCGCAGTACGTGATGAAGTCGGGCGGTCGCACGACGGCCATCAATGGCGGCGACCGGCATGCGGGGCAGTACTGCATCGATGAACTCGACCTCGTGCGCTGCGACGCGATCTACCTCGACGTCGAGCGGTACGAACTCGAGGTGCTGAAAGGCGCCGAAGAGACGATCCGGAAGTTCAAGCCGGTCGTGACGCTGGAGGTCAAGGAGGACACGCAGCAGGAGTTCACCGACTTCATGCGAGCGCGCGGCTACTCGCTTGCGGCGAAAGTGCATGCCGACGCCGTCTACGTGCCGATCGCCAAATGATTCACGTCGAACCGCAACACTTCGAATTCCTGGCCCTGCAGCGCGGCGGCATCTCCGATCTCGCGCACGACTTCGTTCCGTGGCTGAACGCCTACGAGGCGTCGCTGCAGGCGGATCTGCGATCGATGCTGCCGGCGCTGCCGGCCGAACCGCGCTGGATGCTCGACGTCGGCGGCGGGTTATCCGGGATCAGCGCCAAGCTGAACGAGCATTACGGCGGCATCAACGTCGCCGTGCTCGATGGCAAGGCGTGCGCGCCGCGCATCCGCAAGCACGGCGTGCCGTTCAACAACGCCACGATGACCTCGCAGTTCCTCCGGCTGAACGGCGTGCAGAATCAGATCTTCTTCGACGCGGTTCGATTCGACCGCGACGCGTTCCGTGCCGGGCCGGGCCACGCTACGACCTCGTCGTGAGTACACAAGCCTGGTGCTTCCATTTCGAGCCGGAGGAGTACCTCTCGGCCATCGAAGACCAGGTGCGCCCCGGCACCGTGATCATCCTCGACGTGCGCCGGCACAAGACCGAGTGGTTAGAGACGCTCGACGATGTGTTCGGCGAGCACCGGATCCTGCTCAATCGCGACAAGTGGTGGAGGTGCGCGTGGACTATCGCCTGAAGGCGTGCGCCATCGTCGCGGGCGGTTGGAGTGCGAGGCCGCACGAGATAGGTTGCTTGAACATGATGGCGAAGAGCCGCTTCATGGACCGCATCTGTGTGAACGACGCGTTCCGGTACGTAAGCGACATTTCATGCGTGGTCACGATGGACCGCAAGTGGCTCGAGAATCGGTACGACGAAGTACACGGCAAAGGCCTCCAGATTTTCTACCGCAGTTGCACGCTCAAGGGTCCTATCGCCGGGCGACTCGACCGGTACAAGCACGTCGGGTTCCACAACAATAACTCACCGGGGCCGATGATGGGGCAGACAGTGCCCTTCACGCTCAACGGAAACAACAGCGGTACGTGCGCGATGAACCTCGCGTTCATTCGCGGATACCACTCCGTCTATCTCTTCGGTTTCGACATGCAAAAAGGGCCGAACGGCGAGAATCATTTCTACCCCGACTACGAGTGGAATAAGAACGCCACCAAGCCCGACACTTTGGTTCGGTGGGCGGGCAGTTTCCGAGAGGTGGCCGACCAGTTCACCCAGCGAGACATCAAAGTGTTCAACGTCAGCAATCGTTCGCTGATTCGCGATTTTCCCGTCATCTCGTTCAATGAATTCACCAGGAGATTTTCGTGAACGACATCCATCTGATTTACCCGTACTACTGCAACCGCAACATGCTGCGCCATCACGTGGCATGTTGGAACAAGTTCCCTCACTGGATGCACCAGTACCTGTCGATCCACATCGTTGACGACGGCTCGCCCGAGCAGGAGCGACCGGACGAGGAGCTGCGCGAGCTCAAGGTGCCTAACCACTTGGCGCGCGTCAAGGTGGACATTCCTTGGCATCAGCACGGCGCACGCAACCTCGCGGCCTCGCTCATGAAGCACGACGACGACTGGATGCTGATGACTGACATGGACATCGGCGTGCCGGAGTCCGTCCTCTGCATGCTCCTGCAGATCCGTCTCGACCGGCGCGTGCATTACACGTTCGATCGCCGGTACCTCGATGGACGCCCGAACAAGCCGCACTGCAACAGTTTCCTGGTCACCAAGGGCAACTACTGGAAGGCCGGGGGGTACGACGAGGACTTCTGCGGCGCCTACGGCGGCGATGGCCTCTTCCTGCGCGCACTCGCCAAGGTGGCGCCCGAGCACCGCCTCTCCGAGGCGCTTATCGGGTACGACGGCACCGTGGTCGACGCGAACACCCGCGGCCTGGGCCGCAAGGACACCGAGATGCATCACGAGTACATCCGTCGCCGAGAGGCAAAGCGCGCCGCCAACGGCGGGCAGGTGCCGCGCCCGGAGCGCCCCGTGCGGTTTGCGTGGGAGCAGGTGTGGTAAAGGTCGTCGCCTTCAAGTGGCAGCGCCCGGGATACCGCAGCACCTTCGATGCGGCCAAGGTCAACACGCATTTTCGCACCTGGTGGCGCCACTCGACCGTCCCGTTCGAGGCCGTGTGCATCACCGACGACCCGGCGGGGCTCGATTCGGCTATTACCGCCGTGCCGATATGGGATTGTCCGGTTCCGAACTATGGCGGCGGGAACGAGCCGAATTGTTTCCGACGTTTGAAGCTCTTCGATGCTGACTTCCCCTGGATCTGGACCGATCTCGATGGTTTCGTCTGCGGGAACGTTGACCACATCCTCTCGGACCCGGCCGAATTTCGTATCTGGCGTCCTGACGGCGGCCGTTCGAAGTGCAATGGCAGCCTCGTCTCGCACAAGCCGGGCGCGCGGAGGCACTTCTGGACGAGTTTCGACCCATCGCAGATCGGGTCGGTCGCGGAATTTCGCGAGAAAACCCAGCATTTGGGCTCCGATCAGGCCTGGATTGCGTCGCACCTCACAGAAAATGACCAGTTTTTCGGCCAATCTGACGGCGTGTACGCGTTCAGAAGCCTGCGAAACCAGCGGCGCGAGCGCGAATTGGCGAAATCGCGGCGCGTGCCGCTACGGCCGACGCTCCCGAGCCGGGTGATTACCCGGGACAGCGCGCGCCGGTCACGAATTTCGGCCCGCATGCTCGAGCGCAGGGACGAACGTATCCAGACTGCGCTGCCCGCGAACGCCGCGCTGGTGTATTTCCCCGGCCAGTTCCACCCCTGGGACCGGGAAATCCAGAAAGTCTACCCGTGGATCGAGGAGCACTACCGGTGACACAAGACGTTGAATTTGCTGACGATCGGCAGCGTTTGCTGTTTGCACGCGCGCAGCTTGGCGAGCAGGTGCGCGACTTTCTGGTGTCGCCGGTGGGCCGGTATCTGCACGAACGCGCCAAGGAAGATCTGGAGCAGGTGAAAATTCAACTACTCCACACGAATACCGACAGCTGGTTCGGCCGCCGCAAAGCGCGTCGGCTGCGAGAAACGGCCGCTCATTGCGAGCGGTTCATGAAATACTGCGTCGACGCGATCACGGACGGGGAAGTTGCCTTCCGCGAGCTCGAATAGCAGGAGAAAAACGGAGGATCCTGATGCCGAAGAACAAAAATGCTGCGCCGGACGACGAAAACGTGACGCAGACCAACGACGAGACCGTCGAAACCAAGAAAACTGCCCCGGAAAATTCACGGCAGGCCGCGATCGACGCGATTGCCGAGAAAGTGTCCGCCCGGCACCGCGACGAACAGCAGAAAGCGATCGACGAGGGCCTGGCGGCGAAGACGGACGAGCAGGACCCGGAGGAAGGCGCGGATGCGCCGGCCGCCGAGGCCGAAGAGCAAGAAGAGGCTGGCGCCGCGCCGGAGGTCGAAGACCCCCTGAGCGGGTTCGCGGTCATCAAGGACGGCAAGCCCGTGGTCAAGCTCAAGGTCGACGGGCAGGAGCGGTTCATTCCGCTGGAACAGGCCCGTGCCGTGCTGTCCAAGAACGAAGCCGCTGACGCGCGCCTGCGAGAGGCGGCGCGGCAGCGCCAGGAAATCGAAGCGCGCGAGCGCGCCCTCCAAGCCCGCGAGGCCGAGGTGAACGCTCGAGCGCAGAAGTTGGGAACCCAGCCACCCGATACGGACGCTGGCGACCCGGACCTCAAAACTGAGGCCAAGAAGCTAGCCAACAAGCTGCTGACGGGCACCGAGGATGAGGTGGCGGAGACCCTCGTGACGGTTCTGACCCCCCGGCAAGCCAAGGCCCCGGTTGTGGATCCGAAGGCGATCGCGAAGGAAGTCCGCCAAGAGCTGACGGCAGAGCAGGCCCAGGAGAAACTCGTCGAGTCCTTGAAGAAGTTCGAGGAAGACTTCGAGGACATCGCCAAGGATCCTGTGCTGTACGCAGCAGCCGATGTGATTTCGGACCAAGTCAAGGCGGAGAACCCGACCTGGACGACGGACCAGATCCTGTCGGAAACCGGCAAACGGACCCGTGAGCGTTTCGGCCAGCCCAGGCCCGCCGTGACGACGACCGCGACCGTGAATCGCCAGGAACGCAAGAACAACTTGCGGCCGCTTCCGCAAGCGCGCGTAGCCGCGCAGGCGAAGCCGACCGAAGAGCGCCCGATGACGCCCGCGGAAGTGGTGCGTGAACAGCGGAGGGCTCGCGGTCAGGCCGTCTAACTAGTTCGTTCGACCCGTACAACAACAAGAACAAAAGGGGTACAACAATATGCAGCTGTGGGGAACCAACTCCCTCGGTGGCTTCATGTACAGCGACAACCTGAGCAAAAAGCTCCGGACGGCGCTGCAGCCCGCGGTTCGTTTCCGCCAGTTCGCGGACGCCAAGGAGGCCTTCGGCCTCGGCGTCGGCGACACCTTCAACTGGAACATCTATTCGGATGTTGCCGATGAGGGCGGAGAACTGCAGGAAACCGAGACGATGCCGGAAACCGGCTTCACGATCGACCAGAACTCGCTGACCATCACCGAGTACGGCAACAGCGTGCCGTTCACGAAGAAGCTCGACGATCTGTCCGAACAGCCGGTCACCGAGATCATCCACAAGGTGCTCAAGAACGATGCACGCAAGACGCTCGACACGGCTGCGTACAATCAGTTCAACCTGAGCCCGCTGCGCGTCACCGCGAGTTCCGCGACGGCAATCACCGTTGCGACCGGCGGCACGCCGGCGCTCGCGCACCAGGCCGAGCTCAACCACGATCACGTCAAGCTGATCGCAGACGAGATGGCCGAGCGCGAGATCCCGACGTACGACGGCGTGAACTACATGGCCGTCTTCCGTCCGCGCGCGCTGCGCGCGCTGAAGGATGACCTCGAGGCGGTCAACCAGTACACCAGCGAAGGCTGGCACGTGATCATGAACGGCGAGAAGGGTCGTGCGGAAGGCATTCGCTTCTGCGAGCAGACCAACATCGCCGCGGCGGACTTCACCTTCTCGGATCGTGGCTTCTTCTTCGGTAGCGATACCGTTTGCGAAGCCTTCGCGATCCCCGAGGAAATCCGCGGCAAGATCCCGACCGACTACGGCCGCAGCCGCGGCGTGGCCTGGTACGCCGAGCTCGGTTACGGCCTCGTGCACGACAGCGCCGATCAAGCCCGCATTCTCGTGTGGGACGGCCTGGAAGCGACCTAAGGAGGACATGAGCAATGGGACGTAACAACAGCGTGAGTTCCGGCTACGACAAGCCGGAGCGTCTGCACCACGAGCTGGGTCTGATCGACTTCGGCGCCGGCGCCGACGTCACGAAACTGATCCGCGTGCCGGCCGCCAAGTTCGGCGGCACGGGCATGCGCGGTCGCGTTCGCGGCGTGTTGATTTCGCAGGTCTCCGAAGACTTCGCGGGCAGCACTCTCGACGCCGGTGTCCAGGTCGGTGACGGCTCGGATGCCGACAAGTATTTCGACTCCGGTCGAGTACTCGACGAGACCGTGGATGTCGCCGACGGCGAGACGATTTTCCTCAACAACGACGACTCCGAGGGTGGGGCGGGCGAAGACGCGGAAGACATCGAGGCGGGTCGTTCGACCGTCACGGTGACTTGCCAAGTCGCGACCGGCTCGCCGACGGGGCAGGCCCATGTGACCGTCGTCATCGACTGGTACACGTAAAGGGAGGTGATCCATGAGTTCGTTCAAGGCAGGCAAGACCATCGACTCGCCGGAGAAGAGCAAAAAGAAGACGCTTTCCAACGGCGGCGGTGACGGCAAGATGTCCACGGAGTCCGCGGGCATCAAGACCGGTCTGTCGGAGCGCATGGCGCTGGACACGAAGAGCGGCGATCCGCAATTCGACACCAAGCGCAATTCGCTGACCGGCAACGCCACGGAGCGTCGCAAGCCGACCAACTACAAGTCGGTCGCTGGCGGCTTCCAGATCGAGGAGTAAGCCGATACGACGAGGGCGGCCGGTGACGGCCGCCTTCGTTCATGGAGGATCCATGAAGAGGAAACCCCAAAAGGCGCTGAAAGCTCCGAACGTGAGCATCAGCGACTACGACATCAAGCCGATGACCACCGAGGCCGCCTTCAAGAAAGGCGCCGACCTCGCCGAGGGCATCGCCGGGCGCGTGGAAATCAGCACGCGCTACGAGCAGGGAGAGGCCGACTGCAGCCACCCCGAGCAGCACTACTAACCAGGAGCACCCCATGACCGAGTCCATCAAGACCCTCAACCGCGCCAAGCCGTTCATCGAGGTGCGCGACCGCGCGCGCCCGAACGTGAAGTTCCAGCAGGGCGAGGATCTGTTCGACCGCCGCGGCAATTTCTTCGCGAAGGCGGACGTCGAAATCAACCTGCCCGAACCGCCCCCGCCCAAGGTGACGGTGCGCGAGATCTCCAAGCGCACGATCGGTACGACGAAGAGCCTCGTGCAGAAGGTGACGGAGCTCGTGGTGGGCGACAAGACCGTCGTCACCTCCGAAGGCGCGGCACCCGCCGAAGTCAAGCGCGGCCGCGGCCGCCCGCCGGGCAGCAAGAACAAGACCCCCATTGGCGTCGCCGAGACGCTCCGAAAGGCGGCGCAGGAGAACGCCGTGGCGCGCGCGGCGGAATCCGCCGCGTCGTAACACGACGTGACCTATCTCCAGCTGCTCCAGGCGCTGCACCGAGAGTGCGGCGCGGCAGGCGCTGCGCCGAGCGGCGTCACGAATCTCACCGGCGAGGCTAGTCGGCTCGCCGGGTACATTCGCGACGCGAATCTCGACATACAGAATCTGTGGCTGAACTGGAAATTCCTGTGGGACCAGGACAGCCGTGCGCTCACACCTACGAGCAATGTACTCGCGGCTCCGACCGGCATGGGCGATGGTCTGTGGGATGAGGACACGTTCAAAATCACGCCGGCGGGCGAGACCGTAGCGCAGCCGCTAATCGTGCAGGAGTACGACGAGGTCAAGTCCGAGGACGTCGACACGACGGCCGGTACGCCGTGGCGCGCTGTCATCATGCCGGACAACTCACTGCGGTTTGAAGGCACGCCGGATGCCGCCGACACGTTCACTGCCGACTATTTCCGGGAGCCGGACGCAGATGAACTCACGGCAGCGGGCGATGAACCGTCGATTCCTTCCCGGTTCCATCAAGTGATCATCGGCGCCGCGCTCATCAAGTACGCGACCTACGAAGGTGCGGAGGAGATCCTGACCAAGGGGCAGGGCATATACGCGGAGTACCTCGCGCGGCTCGAGAATAGCCAGCTCCCAAACCAGAGCAAGGCGCGCTTCCGTACCGGCGGGCACTTCACCGTCCGCGCGGAGTAAGCCGTGCCCAGCGGCTTCGGCACCACCAAGACGAAGTATTACCGGCTCTCGGGCGGGCTCGACGTCGTCACGCCGGCCCTCAGCATTCCGCCAGGCCGGTGCTTGGCGATGCTGAACTTCGAGCCGTTCTACAACGGCGGGTACCGTCGCTGCGACGGGTTCGAGCGCTTCGACGGCAGGCCCAAGCCCAGTGACGCCACGTTCGTCGGATTCACGGTCGATGACAACACCTACTTCAGCGTTGGCGACAACGTCATCGGCAGCTCGAGCGGCGCGACCGGCGTCATCTGCGGCGTGTCTGGCGACTGGGTCGGCGTAACCAAGGTAGTCGGCGACTTCGAAGAAGGCGAGCTTTTGAACGGCGTCGTCGAGGTCACGAGCGAACCCGAGTCGCTCGGCGCCGAGGACCAGGACATGGAGGACGAGTTCCTCCTGGGCGCGCAGGATGAATACCGCGACGATATCCAGCCGGTGCCGGGCGAGGGCCCCGTGCGCGGCATCTGGCAGCGCGGCGAGACAGTGTACGCGGTGCGCAACGACGACGACAGCGCCGGGCAGGCCATCCTGCATCGCTCGAGCGCGAGCGGCTGGACGACTTCCGGCATCACGATGTGTTGGTATCTGTTCTTCGATGGCGGCGGCGGCGGTAGTGCCCAGGCACTCCCCGCGGAGGGCACGACGATCAACGGGCAGACCAGCGGCGCGACTGCGGTCGTGCACCGCGTCGTCGAGCACGGCGGCGCGACGGGCACCAACGATGCATACGGGTACCTAGTGCTGCGCAGTGTCACGGGGAACTTCCAGAACAACGAGAACTTGCGCGTCAGCACGACGAAGTTTGCCGACTCCGCTTCGGTGCATGCGCGCTTCGCACTCCCGGCGGGCGGCACCTACCGGTTCGTGAATCACAACTTCTACGGCGGCGCTGATACGTACCGCACCTATGGCGTGAACGGCGTCGGCCCCGCGTTCGAGATCGACGAGGACCACTACGTCTCGCCGCTGCTCCTGCCGCTGACCGCCGAGGAGGACCAGCCGCCGGCGAACACGCCGCATCTCATCGCGGAGCACAAGAACTACCTGTTCCTGGCCTTCCCTGGCGGCTCGCTCGTACACACCGTGGTGGGCGACCCTCTCGTCGTGAACGGCTTCCTGGGCTCTGCGGAGTTCGGCATCGGCGCCGAGATGACGGGCTTGCACAGCGAAGCGGGCAACGTGCTCATCATCACGACCGAGAAGTTCACCCGCGGCCTGTACGGCTCGGACACTTCCGACTGGGACATGAAACCCATCGGCAAGAACATCGGCGGCAAGCAGAATGCGGTGCGCCAGCTCGACACCGTTTATTCACTCGATGATCTCGGCATCACGAGCCTCTCGCGCGTACAGGCGTTCGGCGACTTTACTGGCGCGACGCTGTCGCAGCTCGTGCAACCGATCGTCAAGCAAATGCGTACGCAGATCACGGACTCCACCGTCGTGCGCGGATCCAACCAGTTTCGCGTGTACTTCGAAGACGGCAGCGCGCTCGTGATGTACGTAAAGGCCGCCGGCAGCGAAAGTCCCGCTTCGACGGCAGGCGTCGAGTTCGGATTCTTGAGCTACCCGTTTGCCGTGAACCGGATTTACAACAGCGAAGACGAGACCGATCAGGAGCGCACCTATTTCGCAACGGATGACGAGGAGGGCGAGGGGCTGGTCTACGAAGACCAGATCGGTACTTCCTTCGACGGAGAGGCGATTGCGAGCTATCTGCGTCTCGCGTTCAACCACGTGGGTTCACCGGCCTGGCGTAAGAAGTTTCGGCGTCTCGACGTCGAGCTCACGACCACACGACAGCTCGATCTGCGCATTGTGCAGGACCTGTCGTACGGATCCGAGGAGAGCTCGAGCGGGCAGACGAACCTCGTCTCGAACGACATCGATCAGACCGACGTGTTCGGCGGCGGCGGATTTTGGAATTCGAGCCAGTGGGACGAGTTTCAATGGGACGGCCAGAGTCTTTCGAATGCACGCGCGCCGCTCTCCGGAACCGGTGAAAATATCGGTTTTGTGATCTTCAACGAGAGTGCGGTGGCCGATTCCTTCATCCTGCAGGGCCTTACGGTGCACTACGACATCCGGCGCTTGCAGAGGTAGACCATGGCGAATCCGTACTTCACATTCTCGACCCCACTCACGCCGGGTACCCGCGCGCGCGCGAACGAAATCAACCAGCTATTCCAGGATATTGAAACCGCGTTCGACAATATCCCGGCCGTAGGATCGGCACCCTTTGGCACACCGACAGTCAAGGTCGGCCTGACGTTCGCGCAAGGCTCGGCCAATTTTGTGCTGCGCTCGGATGCCCAGCTGGCGTTGGATGAGTCGATCGCGCCCACTTGGACCGGCGCGCATACGTTCACCAGCAGCACTACGCTGTTCAGCGCAGCGTCTCCCGCGCTGCGTCTGCACGAGACGGATGGCGGAAGCAACGAAAAGTATTGGGACTTCGTATCCAGCGGAGGCGATCTATTCTTTCAGACGGTCAATGACGCGCTGAATGCGAGCACGACGTTCATGCGGGCCAACCGCACCGGTACGACGGTCGACAGCATTGCGCTTACCTCGACCGCACTCACGTGGAACGGCAACGCAATCTTCACGACCGCCAATGACGGTGCGGGCAGTGGGCTCGACGCGGATCTGCTCGACGGCGTGCAAGGCAGCGACTACGCCAGAATTTCCTCCGCCAACGTGTTCACCGGCACGACGATGCGGCTTAGCAATGCGAACGACGCGCGGTTCATCCTGGACGACTCCAACGCCACGTCCAACGAGCGGTACTGGGAGTTGCGATCCACGTCGGGACAATTCTTCCTGCGCGCGCAGCAGGATAACGACGCGACCGGTGTCAACGCCATCGTCGTCGATCGCACCGGCACCACGATCGACAGCATCGCGCTCGCCTCGACGGCGCTCACCTGGAATGGCAACGCGATCTTCACGACGGCGAACGACGGTTCGGGCAGCGGACTCGACGCGGATCTGCTCGACGGCCAGGAGGGCAGCTTCTACCGCGACGCAGGCAACATGAACGCCGGCAACCTGGCGTATGCGCGATTCTCCGTGAACCTGCTTGCCAACGACGGCGCGAGCAGCGGGCTCGACGCGGATCTGCTTGACGGCGTGCAAGGTAGCGACTACGCCAGAATTTCGGCGACGAATACGTTTACCGGATCGCAGATCATCAGCAATGCGTTGCCGGAGTTGCGGTTCAACGAAACAGACGCGGCGGCCAACAACCGCCGGTGGGATATCCATGCGGCATCCGAGGAGCTGAGCTTCACTGCCGTTAACGACGCAGCGAGCGTGGAGACGTCCTGGCTGACCGTGTCGCGCACGGGGACCACTGTTGATTCCATCGCGCTCGCCGCGACGGCGTTAACCTGGAACGGCAACACGCTCTTCACGACTGCGAACGACGGCGCGAGCAGCGGGCTCGACGCGGATCTGCTCGACGGGCAGCACGGCTCGTTCTACCAGAACGCCAGTAACATCAACGCCGGCACGCTGAATGCCGCTCGGCTGCATACGACGGTTGATTCCGGCACATACACCCCGACGCTGACGAATACGACCAACGTATCCAGCAGCACGGCGGCGCAGTGTCAGTACTTGCGAATCGGTAACGTGGTTACGGTTTCCGGCCAGATCTCGGTAACTGCCACGGCTGCGGCTGGCACGGATACAAACCTCGGCATAAGCCTTCCCATCGCGTCAAACATTGGAGCCCAGACAAACTGCAGCGGAGCCGGAGCTTGCTTGACGGCCCCGGTAGGTATTGCGGGTGACGCCGTCAACGACAGAGCGACTGCTAACTGGGCGTCGGCATCCAGCGTCGCGCAATCTCTGCGGTTCACTTTTACGTACCTAATAGTGTAAAATATTCCAAGGCATACCTCAGCAACAAAGGAGAACGCATGTTCAAGACCCCCTGGAACCCCGGCAAGAAGGCGGCCTACGCCGTCACGGCGCTGCTCATCCTGCTAGCTGTGGGCTTCTGTACGACCGCCCGCAGCGCCGAGCCGCCACACGTTCAAATGGCTGTCGGCAGCACGGTTGTCCGCGGCACCACCCCCGCGGTGAGCGTCAACGTGGTCTATCCGGGGCGGGTGGGCGACGCGAGTTACGAATTCGGCGCCACGTTCATTGGCGAGAGCTCGTTCCGTGACGTCCTTCAACGCAACAACTTCGCTCTTCATGCTGGGATCGTCGATGGCTTCGGCCGGTTCGACGTTGGCCTGGGCGTGGCGTATCTGCAGAACACCGACGAGTACAATGGCAGCAATTTGAATTTTCAGCTGCTTTTGGGCTATCGGTTCAAGAGCTTGCCGTTGACGGTGCGTCTACAGCATTTCAGCAACGGCAGCACGAAAATGCCGAACAGGGGCCGGGATATGCTCCTATTTTTCTACCGATTCTGAGGGCCCTTTGACCGTCCTGAGCGATCTCTACGCGCAAAACCCGGGTGCCGCGCCGACAACGGCGGCTCCGTCCGCGGCCGCGCCGAAAACGCCGCAAGCTGCGCAGGCCACGGCGAGCAATACGGGTCCTGCGGCGCAAGCGCAGGCCAGCACCATCGGGCCGACTCAGCAGGCACAGGCCTCGAATGTCGGGCCTCTGGGCCAAGCGCAGGCGGAGCGCGCGACTGCCACCGGGTTCACCGCGCAGACACAAGACGTACCGACCGGCGAGTTGGCCAGCAGCCAGCTGAATTCGATCACCGCGCAGGACAGCCCGCTCATGAAGCGCGCCAGGCAGGAGGGGATTCTCTCGGCGGCCCGCCGCGGCCTGCAGAATTCGAGCATCTCTGCCGGCACGGCACAAGGCGCTATGGTTGACCGAGCGACGCCGGTGGCGACGACCAACGCCGCGCAGCTGTCGGAACAGCGGTTGGCAAACCAGGCCGCAACCAACCGGGCGCGCGAGGTTTCCACGGGGCGCGAAACCGATGTGTCTGTGCGCAACGCAGAACTCGGCACGCAGACGAGCCAGTTCAACACCGGGCAGGCTGCGGACTCTGAGCGGCTCAACGCGCAGCTCAATACGCAGACGAACCAGCTCAACGCGGCGCAGGCAAACGATGCCGCCACCCGCAACGCGGAACTGCGGACGCAGACCTCGCAGGCGAACGCGCAGATGCAGAACGAACTCGCGAAACTCAATGCGCAGCTCGAGACCGCAACCTCGCAGGGCAACGCCCAGGAAGTGAACAATATCCGCACGCGCATGGCGGAGCTGCAGACGCAGATCAACATGCAGGGTGCGGACATCAAGGCCCGCGCCAACGAGCTTACCGCGCAGGCGGAGAACGATCTGCGACAGGCGACGCTGACGCAGAACGCCGAGCTCAATCGGCAGTACCTCACCGGTACGCAGCAGATGGACTTGGCGACGATCCAGGGCCAGTATTCTGCGCTCATCCAGCAGAATCAGGCTGCGGCGAATCTGTACGAAGGCTACTTCCAAGCGATCTCCTCCGCCATGAGCAACCCGAATCTGAAGCCCGATCGCGCGGCGCAGATCGTGAGCGCCCAGCAAACTGCGCTCGCCGCCGGGCTGAAACTGATCGAAAGCCTGAATGCGGCTCCCGGTGCAACACCGGCGCCCGCCCCGAGCACCGGAGTCGCCCCGCCGCCTGCCGTTTCGACCTCGCCATCGGTGAGTCCAGGCGGCACGATCGGCGTCGGCCGCAACTCCGGCCTGAATATCCAGCCGCGATAGGAGCCAAGCATGGGCTTTTTCAGCAAAATCAAAAAGGCACTGAAGTTCGCGTTCAGTCACGGCAAGTCCATCATCAAGGGCATGTTCAAGAACCCTGCGCGGTTCCTCACGGGCCCCGGCATTCTCGGCACGAAGATCCACAACACGCTCTTCGGCACAAAATACAAGCCGTTGATCAATACGTTCGGCGGCGCGACGGAGCAGCAGTTCCAGGATTACGAAGCCAAGCACGGTCCAGGATCGCTCGGCTTCGCTCGGACGTTTCAAACTATCGCGGATACGGTCGCTGGCTTCTACGCAGGCGGCGGGCTCACCAAGCTCGGATCCAAGGCAGTCGGCGCCGTCACCTCGAAAGTCGGGAGCGCCGCAACCACCGGGGCCGGTGGTACCGGCAGCGCGGCAGGTACCACGGCAGGAGAGGCAATGCCCGAGATTGTCGTGAATGCCACGCGCAGCGGCAGTACACCGGTTGCCGGGATCACGGGCGGCGGTTCGAGTTCGTTCGTGGCCCAGCCGCCGACCGGGCCGCATCCGTTGAGCATTCCGTATCCCTCTGACCAAGCGGGGGGAGGCTTCCTCAGCCGCGTCTGGCAGGGCGTCACCTCGGAAAACGGCTTGCAGCTTCTCGGCGGCGCGCTGCAGGGGTACCAAGCGGATCAGCAGCAACGGCGTGCGATCGACGAACAGCGCCGGTACAGCCGGGCATTTACGCCCGAGGAGCTCGCCAGCATCACAGGGGGCATGAATGTGCCGGCGCCAAGGTTCCTGGAGAACGCTCGGCGGGTGCGGGATTATCTCGACGGGCGGCCGAGCGTCGGCGCCCCGACCATGACGCCCGAACAAACTGCGGCTTTGGCTCGGTCAGGAGGTTGATATGGGCATGTTGAAAGACGGTCGCGCGACGAGCGAAGAAGATACTGCCGAACCGGAAGGCACTGCGGTGCCGCCCGAAGAGGCGAGTGCTGCACCGGAAGCCGAGGAGGCCGGCGACGAGGAGGGCAGTGGCTGGCCGGAGCATCTGCCGGAGGATCAGCAAGATGCGTTCGAAAGCGCGGTGACGATGCTCTATGACGTGCTCTACAAGAACCCGCAGACGAGCAAAGCCGTGCTGGATCAGGTCATTGCCGACGAGGATCCACAGATTCGCGTCGAGTCCGTTGCGCGTGCGTCGGTGCTCCTCGTCCAGCAGGTGGACGCGAAGCTGAACCTGCCGGAAGAGATCATCCCGTACTTCATCGCGACCGTGGTCGACCGGCTGATCGAGCTTGCCGAGAAGGTCAAGAAGGCCGCCTTCGATGACAACGATACGTTGGCAGCGCTGGCCGCGACCGCGGAGGGCGTGCGCGCGCTCTTCGCGCCCGAACAAGGCGCCGACCCCGCAGCGCCGCAGCCGCCCGCCGAGGCAGCTCCTGCGGCCGCCCCGGCTCCGGGAGCGCCGGCGTAATGGGCATTCTTTCGAAAAACGCCGGCGTGCTCGGCGGCATCGGCCATGCTCTCTCGAACATGGGCGCGCAGAAGCGCGAGGAGCGGCTGCAGGCGCTGCAGTATGACCGTGAGATGGCGATCCGGAAAATGGAGCAGGAGTTCCAAGCCGGCGAGAAGCAGAAAGATCGCACCCACGACGCGTCAGAAGGCAGCAAAGACCGGCAGCAGCGCGTCGGCGATAGCATGCGCGCAGACGACCGCGCGCGCAACGAGTTGGAGTCTCGCGAGCGAGAAGGCGAGAAGGACCGGCAGAGCCGCAAGGAGATCGCCAAGATCGAGGCCGATTCGCGCATGGGCGCGGCCGCGACACGTGGCAACAAGAAGCGCTTCACGATCAACAAGGTCGCGAACGAGACAATGACCAAGGAAGGCGGGATGTCGAAGACCGAGGACATCGTGCTCACGGACCACAACAACAGCGGCCTCACGTACCGACAGCAGGGCGACGTCTTCGTCCCGCAAGGTGCCACGCCGCGGTTTCACGCGAACCGACAAGCCGCTGAGGCGCGGCTGCGTGAGCAGCCGGAGACCGTTGATGATTTCGTTCAGAAGTTCGGCTATCTGCCAGCCTGGTTCATGAAGCAGCAAGCCTTCGAGGTTTCTTCCACCGACGACGAGGAGTAAGCGCCCGGGCCGCCATGAGCGGCCGCGCGCACGAGTATGGGTGCATACGACGACTTTGGCTTCGAGCAGGACGGGCAGTCCCAGCCCTACCATCCGGTCTACGATCCGAACGATCCGGCGCTAGCCGGGTTGACGGACGAAGAAAAGCGCGCAGCCTCGCAGCCGGCCGGCAATGCGTACGACGACTTCGTCTTCGAAGAGCCCTCCGCCGAAGCACCGGCGGAAGAGCCCGGCCTCCTGGATCAGCTCATTGCCGGGTACCACGACTGGCGCGCGACGGAGCGCACCAAGGATGCGCTCGATGAACTCGGTGCGCTCAACCGTCTCGGCAAGGACGACAACGGGCCGCTGCGCAAGTGGCTCGAGAAGGCCGCGCCGCGCGCCGCCGCCGAATCGCTGTCCGATGCCGCGGAGCATCGCGCCAAGGCGGCGCAGACGCCGCTATCCCCGGAGACGCAGGCCTTTCTCGACGAGAACAGCGACAAGACGCTGTGGGAAGCGTTCAAAGCGGCCCCGGCGAAGATCATCCTCGAACTCGGTGCGCGCAGCGGTCCGGCATCTGGCGCCGCACTCGGCACGGGCATCCTGGGCGGCGTTGCCGCCGGCCCTGTCGGCTTTGTCGCTGGCACCGGCATTGGGTCCGCACGCATCGAGTATGTGAATTCAGTGGTCGACGCGCTGCGCAGCCGCGGTGTCGACGTGACGAACGCAGAAGCCCTGGGGCGGGCCGTCAGCAACGAGCAGTTGATGGCCGAGGTCAACAAGGAAGCGACCATCCGAGCCGCGACGGTTGGCGGCGTGGACGCTCTCAGCAGCTTCATCGGCGGCAAGAACCTCGTCCCCGGCCTCAAGAGCAAGCTCGCCAAGGAGCTCGCCAATCTGGGCGTTCAGGCGCCGACTCAAGCGGCTCTCGGCGCCGGAGGCGAAGCGCTCGGCCAGGCCGCCTCGGGGCAGGAACTCGACACCCGGTCGATCGCCGCCGAAGCGGCGGGCGAATTCGTCACTGCCCCCGTGGAGGTGGCCACCGCCGTCGCCTCGGGGGTGCGAGGGCCCAAGACGCAGCCCGGCGGCAGCCCGATCGACGATGCCGCAAAGGCCCCGCCGCAGCTCGATGCGGTCGAGGAGGCGAGGCAGAAGGCGAAGGCCGAGACTGCCGCGCGCGGCGGCGATGCGTTGGATCAGGAAGTGGCCGGCGCGCTCGCGGCGGCCGAGATCAGCGCCCACAAGCGCGCCGCCTACGACACCACGGTCCGGCAGGTCCAGGAGGCTGCGCGCACCCTGCAAGTCGAACAGGACTACGCGCTCGGCACGGCGCAGTCCGAAGAGGATAGTGCCCGGGCACACGTCCAGGCGGAAGCCGCGGCCCGATACGAGCGTGGGCTCCCGGCACCGGCGCCGGAGCCGTTGGAGGTAGTCAAGACGACCCCCGCCGTGCGCCTCGATCCCGGCGGCGCACCCAGCGTACTCAACGCGCGCACGACGCGCCCGAGCACCGTCACCAAGCGCGAGCCCGCGAACATTCTCGGTTCTCGAACAGAGAACCCGGTCTTCGACGTCGCGGAACGCGAGCAAGCAGCCGCCAAGGACGTCGATTTCGACCGCGCCCGGATCCAGCGCGACCAACAGGTGGCCGAAGAGGCGCCCACCAAGGAACCGCTACGGGCTTCGATCGGCGAGTTCGCGACGCTCCAGGAACGCCGCGCCGCGAAGTCGGTCGTGCCTGCGAAACCCGTATCTCCTACGCCTGTAGTAGAGGACGTGGGTACAAATGTCGGCACTTCTGCACAAGTGCCGACAAATCTACCCAAGGCGCTGCCCGCGCCGCGCGAGGCTTTCACCGAGGTGGCGCCGGACGGCACGCCCCGGAAGGTCTCCGAAGCGGAGGTCGAGCAGCGGCAGGCGGACGCCGGCAAGCCCGTGCGCCAGACCCTCACCCTGGGGCAGCGCCGGCTCGAGAACGCGGCGCCGATCCGGGAAGCCGCACCGCGCACGCTCGCCGAGCGCCGTGCCGCGCAAGAAGCCGCTGCCAAGACGCAGGTGCAGGAGATCGAGAGTGCGGCCGCCGAGGCTGCGTCCAGCCCGAAGAACGAGCTCGCCGAGCCCACCGAAGGGCAGCGCTCGGCCGGCAACTACAAGATGGGCCATACGAAGCTCTACGGGCTCGGAATCTCGATCGAGACTCCGAAAGGCGGCCTGCGCACCTTCAAGCTCCCGAACGGCACGACGGGCTCCCGGCGCATGCGCGACCACTACGGTTACGTCAAGCGCACCAAGGGTGCCGACGGCGACCACGTGGACGTATTCCTGGGCGACCGACCGGACAGCCAGAAGGTGTTCGTCATCGACCAAGTGAAGCAGGAAGACGGCTCGTTTGACGAACACAAGGCGATGCTCGGCTACGCGGATCGCGAGAGCGCGGTGCACGCGTACACCCGGAATTACCAGTCCGGTTGGAAGGTGGGACCCGTCACCGAGATGACGGTCGAAGAATTCAAGCGCTGGAGCCAGGAGGGGGATACGAAGTCCCCGCTGAAGCCGGACGAGATCCGAGTGCGGAAAACGCTGGCGGCACGCCGGCGCCCGCCGCAGGGTGATGACGGACGGCTGGCCGAAGACAACCAGCCGCCGAAGACTTTCGCGGAACGCGTCAAAGAGAAACTCGACGTTCGCGAGCCCGATTTCGCCAAGACGATGCAAGAGAAAATGCACTTCGGCAAGTCGGAGCAGCAGCTCGAAAAGGAAATCGACGAACTCGGGCGCGAATACTGGAACGGCGAAATCCCGCAAGGCGCACGGTACGAAGAGTTCAAGCGGAAACAGGACGCATTGCAGGATGCTCTGTGGCGCTTGCGACAAGCGCGCCGCAACGCCGAACGCGGCGGCAACCTGCGCGACGGCGACAAAACCGCTTCGGATCGTAGTATAGCTACGACGCCGAAGGAAAAATCAAATGCACCCACCGGCTGGCAGAGCACGGAAAAGGGCACCGATGCGCCGCGCAGGCTCACGGCCGCGAAGGTGAAGGCTGCGCTCAAGCCGCTGTTCGACGAGATCGGACACGAAGGTCACGAGGTGCTCGACTCGCCGGCAGATATGCCGGAGGAAGTGCTGCGCCGAATGACGACGCAGCACGGCGCGCGACGTCTCATGAATGCGCGCGGCCTGTACGACCGGAAGACGGGCACCGTCTACATCTTCGCCGACAACCACACTTCAACCGAAAAGGCGGTGAAGACCGCCGTCCACGAGATCGTGGCGCACAAGGGCCTGAAGCAGCTCCTCGGGAAAAAGTGGGGCGAGCTCATGCTCGACGTCTACAAGAACGCGACCGATCAGAAGTGGATCGCCGACTACGCCAAACAGCACGGCCTGGACCCCGCCACGAACGACTCGGTGAAGGCCATCCTCGCCGACGAGTACATCGCCTACACCGCGGAACGAGACAGCGGCGTCGATCCCACGATGCTCGAGAAGGTCATCGCGGCAGTGCGTGCCGTGCTGCGCAAGCTCGGTGCGACTCTCGAATGGACGGACTCCGAAATCCGGGTCCTGCTCCAGAAGTCGAAAAGCCAGCTCGCAAGCCAGCACGCCCGTGAAGTCAGCGACGACAGCGGCCGTCTCGCCGACGGCGAGGTCGACCCGCCGCGCCAGGAGGCGAGCCATCCGAGCGCCCGGCTGTTCAAGATGGCGGTCACGGCGGAAGACCAGGCCAACTACAGCCCGGGCTTCGTGCGTTCGCGACTCAACGCCATCAAGGATGGCGGCGTCGACGCGATTCCGAAGGTGCTGGCGCTCGTGCCGCGCCGCAATCTCCCCGACTTCATCTCGCCGATGAAGATGCCGAGCCTTCGCGCCTACGTGCGCGCCGCGCAGCGCATGGACGGCCGCCGCTCCGAGCTCCTGCAGGGGGCGGAGGAGGTGGCGCAGCGCTGGCTCGACTTCGTACGCAAGAACAAGGAGGAAGCACGGATCCTGGGCGAGCTCATGCATGCGGCGACGCTCGCCGGCACCGACCCGGCGAACGCCTTCCAGTCGCAGCTCAAGGACGGCCGCCGTCACTCTGTCGAGCAGCGGCAGGCGGATGCGCAGCGCCGCGGCCAGCATGCCGCGCTCAAGCGGCACTGGGATCGGCTCTCGCCAGAAGCCAAGGCGATATACATCGATGTCAGAGAAGCGTATGCCCGGCACCGCGATCTCGTACAGCTCGGCCTCGAGAACCGGATCAACCAGGCCGAGGCCGACGGCAAGACGAAACAGGCACTGATCAATGCGTTGCGCGAGAAGTTCGAAGCAGGGCGCGTCACCGGCCCGTACTTCCCGCTCGCGCGCTTCGGCGACTACTGGGCCGTCGCGAAGGACAAGGCCGGCACCGTCATCTCGTTCACGCGGTTCGAAAGGGTGAGCGAGCGCAAGGCCTGGGTCGCCGAGATGCAGAAGCAGGGCTACAAGGTCGACACCGGCGTGAAGGACTCCAACGCCGCGCTCACCAAACGCATCGATCCGGGCTTCGTGGCGAAAGTCGCGGGCATGCTGGACGAGATCGACTCTGAAATGGCGGATGAAGTCTGGCAGACGTACCTGCGGGCGCTGCCCGAGATGAGCATGCGCCGCCACTTCATCCATCGCAAAGGGCGCCTCGGCTTCACGGCTGACGCGCTGCGCGCATTCGCGCACCAACAATTCCACGGCGCGCACCAGATCGCCAAGCTCGAGCACATGCCGGTGATGGATTCACTCGTGAACCAAGCCGAACTCGAAGCGAAGAAGCTCGAGGGCACGGACGAGGAGATCTGGGCGGCCCGACTGGCGCAGGAGCTCGGCAAGCGACACGAATGGGCGCGCAATCCGTCGTCCTCGCTCTGGGCGACGCGGCTCACCGCGCTCGGCTTCGCGTTCCATCTGGGCCTCACCCCCGCGGCCGCGCTCGTGAACCTGACCCAGACGCCGATCGTGGCCTTCCCAACGCTCGCTGCGAAGTACAACTACCTGGGCTCGGGCACAGAGATTCTGAAGGCCGCGGCAAGCTGGGCCGGCTCGCGCGGACCGTTGAAGCAGCGGTTGCGCGGCGATGAGCTCAAGGCGTTCGAAGAGGCCGAGCGCATCGGTCTTTTCGACAAGACGCAGGCGCACGACCTTGCGGGCTTGGGCGAAGACGGCGCGATGGACTTCGGCAGCACGCGGCAGCGGATCTCGAACATCATCTCCTGGCTCTTCCATAAGACGGAGCAAGCGAACCGCGAGGTCACGTTCCTCGCGGCCTACCGACTGGCACGCAAGAAGGGCCTTTCGCACGAAGACGCCATTCTCTCCGGCGAGGATCTCACGTGGGACTCGCACTTCGACTACTCGAACGCGAACAGGCCGCGCGCCCTGCAGCACGACGCTGCCAAGGTGATGTTCCTGTTCCGGCAATACAGCCTGAACATGACCTACCGGCTGGCGCGCGACTTCAAGGACAGCATCAAGCACGAGTCGAAACAGGTGCAGAAGGAAGCGCAGAAGCGCTTCGCCGGCATCCTTGGCATGACATTCCTGTTTGCCGGCACTTCGGGGCTTCCGATGTTCTGGCTCGCGGCGTTCGTGCTGAACCACATCTTCGGCGACGAGGACGAACCGTTCGACACGGAAGCCGCGATGCGCGCGCACCTGTTCGAAATGGGCGGCGAGGGCTGGTCCAACGCCGTGATGGACGGCCCGGTCTCCGCGATCTCGGGCGTCGATCTCTCGAGCCGCGTAGGCTTGAACAACCTCTGGTGGCGCGACCCGCCGCCAGGCACCGAGGGCGCAGCGCTCGGCGCGCACGTGCTCAAGGAGATCGCCGGTCCCGTCGTCGGCATTCCAATCGCAATGGCGGAGGCCGTGGCGCTCAAGGACGAAGGCCACGGCGATCGGGCGCTCGAGAAGGCCGCGCCGAAAGCGGTCGCCGACTCGCTCAAGGCGCTGCGCTATGCGCGCGAGGGCGTGGCCAACAAGCGCGGCGACACGCTCATCCCGGCCGAGCAGATCTCCTCGAAGGATCTCTTCGTCCAGTCGCTCGGCTTCGTGCCGCTCGACGTGGCGACGCAGTTCGACCAGAACCGTGCGGTGAAGGAGGCCGAGCAGCACATCACCGACCGGCGCGCGCAGCTCATGAACATGCTCGCGCTCACCGCGCAGAACGACGATCCGCAAGGCCGCGCCGAGGTGATGCAGCAGATCCTGAAATTCAACCAAAAGAACCCGGGCGTCCTGATCGACTTCGACGCGATCTGGGCGAGCGCGAAGGCGCGCGCGCGGTACAGCATAGAGGCCGTCAACGGTGTGCGCGTCGAGCCCGGCCTGCGATATCTGCACGAGAAACTGCGATTCACTGAACAGGAGAACGAAAATGAATGAAGGCGACGTGTATGCCATGACGACCGAAGGCCCGAAGTGGATTCCGCTGGAGACACTGCTTAAAGAACTCCGTCGCCGCCAAATGGCGGAGTGGGCACGCGAAATGGAGACACGCCGCGAAGAGCGCGCGAAACTGCCTTGGTGGAAGCGATGCTTCAGCTGACGAGTGATCAGCTCCGGAAGATCATGCCGCGCTGCGCGAACCCGGATGCCTGGACCGCGGCGCTGCAGCCGGCCATGCACCGCTTCGGGGTCGCCGCCAACAAGGAGCGCGTGCATCGGTTCCTGGCGCAGGTCGCCGTCGAGAGCGGCGAGCTCACCCGGCTCGAGGAGAATCTCTGGTACACCCCGGAGCGTCTCATGCAGGTGTGGCCGAAACGCTTTCCGACTCTTGCTGCCGCAGAGCCGTATGCCCGCGCACCTCACAAGCTCGCAAACTACGTGTACGCGAATCGCGAGGGAAATGGCGGCCCTGCGTCCGGCGACGGCTGGCGATACCGCGGCCGCGGGCCGAAAATGATCACGTTTTCAAACAATTACGCCTGGCTCGGTAAGGAGCTCCAGCTACCCTTAGTCCAGTGCCCGGACATGGTTTTAACTAAATCCGTGGGCGCTCTTGCGGCAGCACTTTTCTGGAGTGAGAGAGGGCTCAACGAATTGGCGGACGACCTCCCGGACGATGACCAGGATTCGGATTTCGTCACCATCACCCGACGCATCAATGGCGGGACGGTCGGCCTTTCGAAACGGCAGGAGTATCTCAAGCGCGCGGAGCAAGTGATCCTATGAACAAATTTCAGTGGCTGGCCGACCTACTGGCCGCGGCCGGCGGCCGGCGGTTCCTCATGACCGTAGGCGCGGGCATCATCCACACGTTGCTGCGCGTGGGTGATTTCATCTCGCAGGAGATCTACCGCGAGCTCACGATGGCAACCGTCGTCGTGTACATCGCCGCGCGTACGTACCAGCACACGCAGGATTCCAAGAATCGTGCGGCTCCCGCAGCTGGCTAATCCGTGGGCGCTGCTCGGCGGACTGATCCTGGTGATCGGCCTCGTCGCCGGCGCGTACATCAAAGGCGGCCGCGATGCGCGGAACGCCGAAGCTGCGGCTGCCGCACGCGAAGAGAAGATCGGCCAGATCGCCTACGACAACGCGCAGCGCGCGGCAGCCGAAGCAATCGCCGGCATCACCATCAAACACGTCACGACCAAGCAAACGCTCGAGAAGGAGATTATCCGTGATCCGATATACCGTGATTGCGTCCATAGCGATCCTACTTTCGAGCTGCTCAACCAACTCCTACAAGGAGCGCCCGGTAAGTCCTCTGGTGGTCGCGAATTGTCCCCTGTCCCTGGGGGTCCTCAATGACCCCTCGTTCGGTGCCACTACGCTCAAGCTCGCGGACGTCGTCATTCAATACTACAAGTGCGTCACCGCTATCTGCGGCGCGCAGGGCGAACATTGCCGAACAAGGAGCCTCGATGCTGTCACTGAAGATCCCCGCACACGCCGCTGAATACGGAGCCACCGCCAGCATCTCAAGCGCCGTCGTCGCCTTCGCGGCGGAGGCCCTGCCCGTCGTTCAATTTGCCGCCGCGTGCGTCGCGATCGTGTCGGGTTTGGCAGCCACGGCATGGGTGCTGTACAAATTCCACCTGGCCCTGAAACTCAAGAAGCAGAGCCTGCCCAAGGATGAAGATTGACCGGCAAAAGCATGCTGTCGATGCGTGGGAAAAAGGCTGGGCCGACTGGCACCGCCGCACGCTGACGCTCCCCGAGTCACGCAAGCTCGTACGTCGAGCCTGCGTGCGCTACGGCTTGAAGCCTCCTGCAGTTCGCGCCGTCCACGGCGAGTCTACGCGCTGCATCCACCCCGACGTGATTCTCCTCCTGCCGGATCACCACAACCCGGCGAGTGTGCTGCACGAGACCGCGCATTACGTCTGCGACTGGATCTTCGGCGACGACACCGAAGACCATTGCGCCGAGTGGCTCGGGATCTACCTCGTGCTCCTCGAGGAATTCAAAGTGGCGCCACCTGAAGCCCTTTATGCCTCCGCCCATGCGCAGCGGCTGCAATGGTGGCCGGCGTCAGCGGTGAGCCCTGCCGCCTTGCGAGCGCGGGCTCGTACCTCAAAGCGAGCGGGCAGTTAGTCCAGTCCACGGCCTGCACACCGTCGGTGTGCCGCGGGAGCGCCCGGCCCTTCTCGCCGGCTTGTAAGATGTTCTCGTTCATGCTGCCTCCTTTACCCACTCTCTCACTTTGATTCGCAGGTCCTCCTGCGTCGCATCCTTTCGGTTGAGCAACGGCAAGATTTGTGCGTCCTTCGTTCCGTCGCAGACGATGGCGTGAACGCGCACGCCCTCGCTGCGTCGATGCCCGCCAAGAAGGCGGGCGTTCAACTGCTGCCAGTATTCGAGGTTGTTAGTCAGGCCGAACCAGACCAAGTCCTTGACGCCCGACTTGTAGATGTCGTTGAGCCCGTGGCCACCGGTCGCCGGGTGTATGATTCCGTAGTCGAATTCACCGCGGCCCCAGCGCGCGAGACTGTCGTCGGTACGCAGCACGGTCCACTTCTTGCCGCGCTGCTTACAGAATTTGTCGAGCTTGGCGCTGATTCGCTCGATGTCGTGCACGAAGGAGTAGGCCACGAGCGCCCGGTCCAGCGAGTCGAACATTTCGAAGAGCGCGTCGATCTTCTCCTGATGGATTTCGTGCCACGCGTGCGTTTTGTCGTAGACCGCGCCGTTCGCAAGCTGCAGCAACTTCCCGGAGAGCGCGCCAGCGTTGGCCGCATTGAGCGTGAGCCCCGCGACCTCGAGGATCTTCTCCCGCTCCATGCGCTTGTACTTGCCGAGGGCGGCCGGCGAGAGCTCGACGCGGATCAGGTTCGGCTCGGCGCGCGGGCTCTTGTCCTCGAGCGCGAGCGTGATGTCGGCGATCTGCTTGTAGATCTGATCCTTGGCGATGTCCCGCGGCACCCAGCGGGTGTACCCCTCTTCGTCGCGCACGCAGTCGAACCATCGGTCGCGGAACGGCGTGATGTTCCGGCCGAGGCGCACGCCGCGATCGATGAGCCGGTACTGCCCCCAGAGATCGTGCAGGCCGTTGGGCGCCGGCGTGCCGGTCAGGCCGACAATGCGCTGGAATCCGGGGCGCAGCCGCCGCAGCGCCTTGTGCCGCTCGCCGTCGTTCGATTTGTAGAGCTGGCACTCATCGAGTACGACGAGATCCCACATCCACTGCAGGCGCCATTTGTTTCCGTCGAGAAACTGAGCCTCCAGCCATTGCGTATTCTCGACGTTCAGGGTGTGTATGTCGGCCGGTTTGCGTAGCGCTTTCATGCGCTCGGCAGCGGTCCCGACGACGTGGCTGATCGAGAGCCCTTTGAGGTGCGCCCACTCGTTGATCTCGTCGCGCCACACCTTCCGCGCCACTCGCAGCGGCGCGAAAACGAACATGCGGCGCACGTCGATCGAGTTCAGCAAGTCGAGATATGCGGTGAGCGTGCTTGAAGTCTTGCCCGCACCCATGTATCCCATGATGAGACTCTCAGGGTGCGTCTTGATGTGCTCGACCATGGCGACCTGGTCGTCCGTGAACTGGGAGCGCGTCAGCAATCGAGTCTATCCAGTGCGTCCTTGAAATCCTGGACGTTGTCCGACCAGCCCACCTCCGCCCCGGTCTCCCGCAGCTCGGTCATGCGCGTGTACTGCAGCGGCTCGGGCTTCTCGTCGGGCCGCTTCCACTCCCACCACAGCTGCTTCTTACCCTTCTTCATGTACAGCCGGTCCGGGAATCCGGACTGGCCGACGAACCGGACCTTGTAGACTTCGAAGCCTTTGGATTTCGCGTACCGGTTGCCGGTGTCTTCGTAGTGTCGCTCGCGCTTCGCTCGCGTGATCTTCACGGGCTCAAGCAGCACGTCGGCGCCGAAGGGGTCGAGCGGCTCCTTCACTTGCGGTACCTGAATTGGCGGTGACCGTCGATCGCCAGCGGCAGGCCCTTCGCCCACGTTGGAACGCGCGTCATGATTTTCCGTGCCTCCTCGAAGGAGCCAAAGGATTCGAGGGTCTCCGCGATCGGTTCGTCGTGCACGGATCCCACGATGTCGTAGCCGTACTCCTGGAGCCCGAACTTAGCGAACACCAGCAGATCACGGCTGAAGGCCTGGACGGCGTTCTCGTCGAGCTTGCCGCCGTAGGTGGAGGTTAGACACCAGCGGCGCGTGTAAGTGTCCGTGCCCCAGAACCGGATCGTCTTGCCGTCCTTCTTGTCGAGCTCGGGGCGGAAGTACCAGAGCACCCTCCCCGACGGCAGACGCATGCACAGCCACTGCCGCCAGACGCGGAAGGAGAGCTTCCCGCCGGCGCACGAGAAGACCTTGCCGGGGTTCGCGATGGCGCCGCGGGCGGCGTCCTCGAGCTGCTCCCAGCCCTTGACGATGCGCGGGTGGGCGCGGCGCCACAGCCGCTTGAACGACTCGAGCGCGATGAATGTACGGATCGGGAGGTCGTGAGTCAGCCCGCGACCGCGCGCCCACTCGTAGAAGTCGGCGGCCTCGGCCTTGACGTCCTTCGGGAGCCCGTCCCAGGCGTCCGCCGCCATCTTGTTGAGATCGATGCCTGCCTGCTCGGCCATCGTCACGAAGGCGCCTACGCCGCCCTGGTAGCCGAGAGCCAACTCCTGCACCTTGCCGACCTGACGCCCGGCCTTGTCGACCTTGTCTGGCGTGATGCCGAAGGACTTGGCGTAGGCGACCTTGTAAAGATCGGGGCCTTTGCGGATAGGCTCCTTCTTGACGGGGTCCCACCCGATGATGGTGTCGTAATCCCGGAAGGCTTGGAGCTTCCAGTCCTCGCCCCAGAACCACGCGTTGACGCGCGCCTCGATGCCGGCGAAGTCGGGGAACACGAGCACCTTGCCGGGATCGGCGGTGAGCACGGAGCGCACGCAGCTGCCGAAGACGCGCATCGGCTCGACGTCGAAGTAGAACTTGATGTCGTCGAGGCTGCGGTTCTCTGCGATGCTGATCGCAAGCTCCGGGTCCTCGATCTTCGGCCGGTAGAGGTTGTGCAGCTGGACGATCTTCGACGACCAGCGGCCGGTGTCCGCGGCGTGGTAGAGGAACATGCCGCGCAGGCGCCCGTCCTTGCACATGGCGTTCAGCATGGCGGGGTACTTCGTCACCGCCTTCATGTTGTAGGTCGAGTACATCCGCAGGACTCGCTTCACGAGATCCGGGCACGCGGGATCGAGGCAGGCCTTCTTCACGGTGTCGGCCTGCAAGTTCGGCAGCGACGGGTATCCATGCGCGCGGCACCAGTCTGCAAGCACGGCCGTCTGCCCGGGGCGTACCCCCGTGGTCTTCTGCACTTCCGCGGCAATGTTCGCCTTGTGCTCATTCACCAGGGCGATGAGATTCTCGATCGCTTTGCGGTCGGCGCGGATGCCGCGATCATTCATCGCCTGGTCGAGCTCGACGTAGACGCGCTGTTCGTCGGCGGAGAGGTCAGGAATGATGAGGTCGGCGGCGCGCTCGGCGAGCACGTCGTCGATACAGTAATCGTAGAGCCGGACGTAGCGCTCCGGGTCATCCTCAGGCTCGGCGAACGTGCCGTCCTTGCGGGGCTTGGCGAGATAGCGCATGTCGTTCGCGCCCGTCTCGTTCTTCGGGTGCGTGCCGAGCGCTTGGGCGAGCTGGCCCAAGGCGGCGGGCAAGCCGTGCGCGGACGCCTTCGCCATCGTGCACACCGTCTGACTCGCGAGGATGCGCGGCATGCCGATGGCCGCCCCGGCGTGTCCTTCCGTATTCTTGCGCTCGAACATGGCGTTGTGCGCGCGCACCTCTCCGCCGTGCACGATATGCGAGGCCACCTCCCGAGGCGGCCGGGGCTGCACGATCAGCTCGACGTTCGGCCGGCGCTTTTTGAAGCCGTCAACGACGGCATACGGCAGCGACGCCCGGGGCACCCACATCTTCGGCTCTTGCGAGCCGAAGACGTAGCCCATGCAGTGAATGGCCGTGCTCTCGTCCTCCGCGTAGCGGAAGAGCCCGGCCTTTTTCAGCTCGACTCGGGACCTGGTCTCGTAGTCGATGTGGAGCGCATTGCTCAAGCTGCCCGACGCGCCGCTTTGATCTTCGCCGCATCACGGCGAGAGGTGCCCGGCGGGATTGGTGCATGTGGATCTGCTAGGTCGACGCTGTCGATGATCAGCCGGCCGTAGCCCGGCCGCCGGTCAAGATCAACGACAGTGCCGCGAATCTCCTCGCTGCGTGAGCCGACGCGCACGCTGTCACCAACGTGAATCTCTTTCACTGCTGCCTCTGCGCGACGCAAATGTAATCCGCGTTCTTGACGCCGGTCGTGAACCGCTTCTTCGCGGCTTTGCCCGCGGCCTCGCACTCTTCTTGCGAAATGAAGCCCGGCACGTTGGTGAGGGAATTCGAGTTGCCGGTACCGAGCGGGCCGACGTGCACGAAGATGATGAGAATGAACTTGATCATGGGTCCTCCTGGGAAAAGGTCCGGGGCGACGCAGCGCTCCATACGGAGGCAACTGTTTCGCTCGCAGTTTTGAGCGCAGTGCTGGCCGCCCCGGAGTTACTCAATCGCTACCGAACGGTGCGTCTTCCTCGCCCGTCGGAGCGTCGGCCTCATCCAGCGCGTCGAACTCGTCCTTCGCGTTGATGGAGCCGGCGCCGAACGCCGTGTTGTCGCTCACGAACTGCACGCCGCGCAGGTTGAACCCGATGCGCTTGCCGAACTTGTTGTCCTGCGTCCACATCGTGTAGCTGAAGCGGGCGTTGCAGCCCGAATACGGCCACTGCTCGTCGTTCGGATCCTCGAGCGGATCGCCCTTGCGATTCGCGATGCCCGGCCGGTTCGTGTTGTGCATCGCCAGCACCCAGTTTCCGGCGTAGCCGTCGTACTCCTTGGTGTTGCCGTCGTACAGCGCATCGAACTTCACGCCGTCTTCCTTGACGCCCGCGGGCAGCGCCTTCTGGAAGCCGAGATCGACCGCCTTCTGGTGGATCGCCTTGGCGACGAACCCCCACTTCAGCTTCGAAATGCGTGCCGCTTCCGTCAAGAGCGCCTTGAGAGCTTCCTTGCCCTTCGGGCTCGACGGGTCGACGAGGCAGGTGCCCTCGTATCGCGGCGTCTGCCCTTCTTCGAAGGCCTTCGGCTTGTCGATCCGCAGGAACGCGGCCCGGCCGGAGATCTTCAGCTTCTCGCTCGTGATCACATCATTTTTCTTCGCCATTACAATTTACCTCTAAGCATTAGCATTAACGCCCCACTGGCTGCGCAGAGTAGTTAGTCCTCTTCGAAGTCCAGGTCGCCGAACTCTTCGAGAACGGCGAGTGCCATCGGCTTTCGCTTGTCTTCCGGTGGCGCGAGTTTGGGTTTCCCGGGTGGCTTGCGCACGTATGCGCGCATGACCTCGTGCTGCTTGCCGAGGAGTGCCTCGGCCTGCGCAGGGGAAATGAGTTTCTTCGACCATATGACGTCCTCCTTCAGGTGTTCGGAGAGCGTCACGGCCATTGCTGATTCTTCGCGCGTCCACGCGCGGTTGCTGCGGCCCTCGACGAGTTTCCACTCGCCGCAGGGGTTGCCCTGCTGCAGCTCCTTCATGACGTGCGCCTGCACGTCCTTCAGGGTCTTGGTGACTCGATCCTTCAACGACAGGAGATACGCGGCTTGGTCGTTCGTGATCTTCGGGAGCTCACGCTCGAAGTCGTCCAGCGCTTCCTCGACTTCATCGAGATTGTCGAAATCGCCGATGTACTCCTGCAGCGTGCTGCGGATGCGAACCTCGCAGGTGCGGCGGGCTTTGCAGAAGCCCTTATTGCACCAGTCGCCGGCCTTGAACGGCGCGTTCTTGTCACGCGTCAGTTTGGCTTTGACCCGCAGCTCTTCGTCAGCCCACTTGAGAAGATCCTCGAGCGAGATGTCCCAGTAGTCGGTGTGCTCCTGCAGCCGAGGCTGCACGATGTGAAGCCGGAAGGTCTTGATGTTGCTCCACAGCCAGCCATAGGCCAGCCACCAGCCGAGCGCGTACACCATGAGCTGCGCGTTCTTCGTGGCCCAGACTTGCACGCCCTCGCCGTCCTTGAAGTCAACGATATGGCACACGGTCTCGTCGGCGGAAGCGTGATCCATCGTGCCGAAGCCACCCGGTACGTAATCTTCGTAAGAAACCCTCTCCTCATAGAATTGCGTTCCTGGTAGTTCGTTGACGTAGTCGATGAAAAACTGCACCGAGTCGACACGCGGCTGGTCGACCAGGAATTCCTGATCCGGCTCGCCGTTGCGCTGTACGACGATCGTCCAGCCGAGGTACTTCTTCGGCTTCTCCTTGTTCCGCCGGCAGACATCCGACAGGTGGTGGCTCGCTGTGCCGCTTGCGGCGTACACCGAAGACGGCTCGCGCATCTTGCGCGTGGCGGCGACGCTGGCTGGGCAGTTCATCCATCGATCGGCGCTCGATGCGCCGAGAACGGAGTGCTCGCCGTCGGTTGCGAGCAGTTGCTTTTTCCAGACCTTGTCCATCAACCCTTCTCGATCCCGCGCCGATTCTCCCAGCGCATCAGGTACCAGTGCGACGCCGTGGACCCTGCGACCGTCAGCACGATGTAGAAAATGAGCACGCGTGTGAACGCGGCGGGGTCGTCCTTGACCTGGATCAGCATGTTCACGATGTAGAACTGCGAAGCGAGCCAGATGCCGTTGGAGAACACGGACGCGATGCCGGTGTACCAGAGGCTCTTGGAATTGCGAGAGCGCGACGTCGCGGTGTGCGCGGCGTTCTGCAGAAACAAAAGAACTCCCCAGATCAGCCAGTCGGTCAGCATGACGTACTCCTAGAGAAACGGAGGGCCGGCGGGATGCCGGCCCTCAATGCGAGGCCTACTTCGTGGCCTTCTTCGCCTTGTCGATCGCGGCCTGGGCAGCCTTGAACACGCGATTGAAATCCTTCGGTTCGAGCTTGCCCATCTCGTCGGCCTTGTTCGAACTGTTGTTCATCAGGATCTCCTTCGCGGCCTTGCTGCCGTGGCCCGGCAAACGCGCGACTTCGTGCAGCTTGTTGCGCACGTCCATCTGCGTCAGCGCCGGCGGCTCTTCTTCACTCGGCCCGTCATCCAGGAATCCGAGATCGTCTTCGGCGGCTCCCGCACTCTCCACACTTCCAGCCTCGGGGGCATCGTCGCCGCCTCCGCTGAGATCCAGTCCGCCATCTTCGCTAGCCGGTGGCTTGGCGGCATCGGACTTGGTGGGTGCAGGAGCGGCTTCTTGAACTGCCGCACTTTTGCGGGGGCGCCCGCGCTTCGGCGTGGACTCCTCCTTCGCCGGTTCGGCCGGCAGGCCGCCGCCGACCTCCGGAATATGCACTGTCGTGCTGCCCTGGGCCGCGGCGATGCTTTCCAGCGCAGCGGCGATGCGGTCTTGTTTCTCGAGCAGCTTTTCGAGGAAATGATTGATGTCCATGATACTCCTTCGGTAGTTAGAACTTTTTGCCGTTGTCCGCGGCGCGGGCTTCCGGCGTGTGATCGGCGCGGCGGGCGTTGTACTGGAGCTTCTCCAGGATCGCGCCGCCGATGTCGTACCCGCCGAGGGCCATGCGGTCGAAGATGCGGATGATGGCGTCGGCTGCCTCCACTTCTTCGGCCTTGCGGTGCGGCAGGTGGCTGTCCATCGTGTCCTTGCGGACGCCTTCGAGAGACTCGGAGAGCTCCGAATGTTCGAGCGCGATCATGGCCGCCTTCTTGAGCAGGAGGTCCTTGCCGGTCGGCACGACGGAGGAATGCCAGCCGGAGAGCAGCGCCAACTTGTGGCAGATGAGCGCCATGTCCGTGACCGCGGAGGCGCAAGCGGCTGCCTGCTGTAGCGCCATGCACTTCTCCATGTCGAGTGTGCTGATCTGTGCGTTCATGCGGTCTCCTTCTTGAAGTGCGGGCACCTGTCGTCCCCTTCCGGGAACGCTGTGTAGTAGTGGGTCAGCATGAGCACGTTGCACATGACGTGGTCGATGTGTAGCTCGCCGCTGTCGGGATCACGATTCTCGCCGCGCTCGATCGCCGCCAGGTGGCGCTTCAGGCACCCGATCGGCACACTCCACGGCATGCCCTTCGCCCAGTTCCACTTCGGGTACGGATTGACGGGGCGCGTGGTCGCCTTCTGGAACACGCGCGCGGCGCCTTCGAGGAGGTGCAGCGGGATCATGTCGAGGGCGGGCTTGCCGCTGTTGAACCGGGCGCCCGTGCCCTTGGCTTCGGAATTGACGTCGCCGACGGCCGGCACCGGCAGCGCCTCGTTCAACTTCTGCGCAGGAGGGGAAAAACGGTATCCTTCGGTCACGGCTTGGCACCCCCGCAGTAACGCCAGTTGTCGACGACGCAGCGAGCGTCGGGCTTGGGTAGATAGGAACGACGATTGAAAAGCCAGCGCAGGAATTTCATTCTTCGCCAACCTCCATGTCGATGTCGAACACGCCCGGGTTGCACTCCGTCACGTTCGTGACCTCGACGTTCGATTTGACACGCTGTGCGTTGATCCACTGCTGCACGGCCTCGTTCATCTCGGTCTGGTCGATCGTCAATTCGCGTTTGTGTTTCATGCGTGAAACTCGCCTCCGATGATGTTTGAAAGGGTTCGCTTGCCGCCCTCGTAGATCCAGCCGTGTGTCTGAAGCCACGACGAAGGCCCTCGGTTGTAGCCTTGGCGGTAGAAGGATGACGTGCCGACGCACATGGCGCCCTCGTCGATCCCTGGCGAGTGGACGTGGGCGTACACGCCCTTGACGCCAACGCGCCGCATGTTCTTGATCGAGCCGCGCGCGCCGTTCGGGCCGTGGTCGCCGTGCTGCCCCGTCTCGATCTTCTCGATCATGAAACTCTCGTCGCGCTCGAGCAGCACGGTGCGCTCCAGCACCTGCGCCGGCAGGAACTGCCGCATCCAGTAAGCGAAAGCGCTCGGGGTCGAAGCGTGTCCGTCCACGTACTTCGTGTGCGCGATCTGCATCGCGACGGTCTGGTTGTAGAATTCCATGTTCGACGGATCGCGCTTCCAGTCGTGGTGCTTGATCCACTGATCGAGGAATTCGTCATGGTTCGACGCCACGACGACGACCTTCGCGTCATCCGGCAGCCAGGCGTACACTTCCTGCAGCGAATCGGCGGCGCGCTGCACCTCGCTCTTGACGCACAGCCGCCCGGCTTTGAACTGCGCGAGCCACCAGAACGGGTTGTGCCGCTCGTGATGGTTCACCGACCCGCCGTTGAAGAGGTCGTGCAGCACGAAGTAGCGCGGCTTGAGCAGCGCGCACATCTCCTTCGTGGCGCGCTTCACCTGCGGATCGGTGGCGTCGCTGTGCCAGTCGCCGCCCACGAGCGCCGCGACGCGCCGGTCTCGCACTGGCTTGCCGCCGGACCAGTCCGCGCCGTAGAGCGTCGTCATGTCGGAGAACATGCCGGTGTCCCGGTGCGCGTTGAGCTGGCGCATGTGGAACACCTTCCGGCCGTCGAGCTCGACGAGGATGGCGCCCTGGGTGTGGTGGAACTCGCCGAGCTTACCGGCGCGGGAGTCCGTGTAGTTGGGCACCGTCACGGCGCCGGTCGTCGTGAGAATCTTCGGGAGCTTGCCTTGCGGCACGGCGACCGTCTTCAGCTGCAGCTTCGGGTGCCCGAAAATGCCGGACTCCGAGTGCGTCAGCGCGTCGAATCCGGTGAGCGGATTCGTGGCCGTGGGCTGGACCTTGATATCGCCCGCGATGACGAGATTCTGGCCGAGCCGTTTTCTCGTATTCCAGAGATACGGCCGCACGTCCACCGCCCACTCCTCCGCGTTGGCCTGGCTTGCCGTCCAGCGCGAGGTCGGGTTCTTGTAGCGGTATGGGATGACGATGAGCTCGGCGTTCTTGTCGTTGCACGCCTGCTCGAGCGCGGCGAGGAACTTCGGGTGGACGGGTGTCGCATTCTGCGCCGCAGTCACGATGAACCGGGTGACGCTGCGACCGATGGTGCGCTTGTAGACGATCTTCTTGACGCGCTTCGTGCGGCCCGCCTGGTCACGCACGGTCGGAGCGTCCGGGTCCGTGGTTGAGTAGCAGTATGCTCGGTCCCCTCCGCCTTCGCGGCAGATCCAGCGTTGCCGGCCGCCAGGCGTAGGCGGGTGCTTGCGTAGTGTCTGCCGCTTGCACTTCGGGCAGAGCCGATTCAAAACAGGGTCTCCCCTTCCGGGATCTCTTCGCGTTTGACTTGGGTGGCGACCGCACCTTTCAGCGGCCCCAGGAGGCGCTCGACCTTCTTGATGGCCGTCGGCCCGTTCGGCGCCTCGGCATACACCGGCAGCATCTCGGGGTCTTTCGGCAAGTGAACCTTGAAGTACATCGGTCCTCCAGAAAATTGGCGCCCTCTGCGTTTAATCCCGCCGGCAGATTAGCTCGGGCGAATCCGAGGGCTCAGACTCACCTTGCGCCAGAGCGCAGCATCCTTTATCGATCGGCCACGTCCACGGCATGTAACCTCTTGTTAGTCGAAGCCATGCTTTTCGACAGTCCGGCATTTAGCAAACGCCCCGGCTTGGGCGATGAAGAGGACAGAGAGGTTGTCCGTTTGACTGCGTGCCCTGCCTCGCGGCGACAGGCCCGGGATGCTCAACCTCTCCTATTCGATTTGCCCATCTCCTCGGCGGCGGTGCTTCTCCCGGTACTCCGCAGTATCGGCTGAAGCGTCGCCGAGCGGATTCCCTGCACGGGCCGGGACCGCCGCCGAGGCGGGACTCAGCGTTCGTCCGCCTCCAAGGGGACGACATTGTCCGCTTCGGCCGCAGGCGCCGCCGTTGCCTCGCGAGGACCCTCTTGCGAAGGTGCCCCTGCAAGTTGCTCGGCAGCGGCCGGCGTCTGCGGGCGCGAAGACTCTTCGTTGGCGGCACCGCCTTCCTGGAACTGCAGGAATTTCTCGACGTCGGCCACCGAGACGAAGAAGGCGAAGTTCGCCAGCGAGTCCCAGTTCAAGACGCGGCGAAACGGCGGGGCGCCCGCGAATTCCAAGATCACGTGCTCGCCGGCCTTCGTGGCCGCGAGAACGGTGCCGCGATTCAGGATCCGGTTGCCTGGACCGATCTGCAGAAAATGTTTGAAGCCTATCAAGGGTCTCTCCTGTTTGGTAGGTAGTGTCTGTGACTAACAGCCCAGCATTTAGTTCCGAAGAAAATCATCTTCTGTTGCAACTACCGACCAAATCTTCCCGTGGATGGCCTCCGGCTGGGTATCCATACGCATGCCGCCGATCACCCGGCCCACCACGCCGTTCAGCCACATCGCAACCGTCACGGCGTCGATCTTCGGCGCGCGGCGCCCGTAGGCCTGCTGGCAGGCGGTGGTCAGGATCTGCTTGAGTTCCTGCCGGGCGGTGGTGCTCGCCGCTTGTTCGTCCTCGTCCGCCGCGAAGCCGTCGTCGAACACGAGTTTCAGGGGCACCGCCCGGTCACCGAATGCGCGCCGCCAGGCAAGGAAAATGGCCTTCAAGTTCGCGAGCTTGTCGTCCTCGATTGCGATCAGCTTCTGGGTCTCGATGGGGTCCGGCTGCCCGAGCCACACCAGGGGCTCCGCGCACAGGCGCTGCCACTCCCCGAACCCGGCCAAAGTGCCCGTGGGCACTCGAACGTCCGCGGCGAGATATGACAAAACGATTGTGTAGAGGTCGGAGAGGATCTCGTGCCGGGCGGCCTGCACGTCGCGCACCAGGGTCGGGCGCTTGAATTGGCGGGTGTGCGGACTTTCCATGTGCGGGTCGAGCCGCACGCGCAGGAACCGGCGCACCAGGTCGTCGGCGATCTTGATGTTGTTCCCGTTCACGAGGGCGACCTGGGTGCACGGCACGGTCACGACGCGAGACTCACCCAAGACGCGGATCTGCCGCGACTCCTGGGTGAGCACTTGCGCAAGCGCGATGGAATTGAACGCCTCCCCGTCCACGACGTTGTCGATGACGATGACGGGCAGGCCCGCAAGCTGCACTGAATCGATGGCCTTGTCGACCTCCGCGCGTCCTGCACTAGCATTTATAACTGCCGATGGGCGGCCAGTGGCCAATACGTGCACGACATCGCAGAAGGTGCTGGCGCCCGAGCCGTAGTCCGGCTTCGACACTAGCATGCCGGGAGCGTGCGGGATGCTGGCGCGCAGCGCCGCGGTCAGCATAGCGCACACGGCCGAGGAGACATCAAGTGGCGTGTCGAGCGGGAACTCCTCGAGCCAGCCCAGGATGCGCTTCAAGGCAGCCTCGGCCGCCGCGCGCGTCTTGCCGGGCTCGGGCATGTTCCGCGGCGCCACGATCCAGGCGCGCAGCTCCCGGTTGTGTCCGCGCGTGGAATTCAGGACGCCCTCATGCAGCACGGGCGTCATTGTGATCCGATCGATGACTATGCCGGGGGACTTGTCAGCGGATACAAGGAGGGCCTTCGCCACACCGGCCGGACAGTCGACACGAACCAGTGGTACAGGCCCTCCGTCGTCAGGGGGTTTGCCTTTTCGGACGAAGTCAATCCGGTGAGCCATGGCGGCAGCGAGACCAGTGGCTTCGTAAGGTACCAGCTCCACGGATTCAACGAGGTTGCCTCCGAAACCTTTCCGATCGCTGCACAGAACAGGACGAACGAAGCGATTTCCGAATACTGCAACCCCGATCTCTTCAGCACACTGCTCCACCGCAGATCGGGCAGGCTCCACCGCAGTGCCGAGCGGACGGCCTGCCGTAAATTTGACCTTGAGACGTTCGGGCGGCTGCTCGGCTTGCGCTTGCTCTTCTTCATCGGTGAGGGGTCCCAGGTCATCGAATTCTTCGGAGACTTGCTGAGCTCGGAGTTCAGGAAGTACGGCGCAAAACTCGAGCATGGCCTTGTAAGAAGGGAGCGCGGTGACGTCATCGGTAGTGAACTCAGTATCCTGCGCTCCAAAGCGGTGAAGTCGCACGAGATCGAAGGCGTTGTGCTGGCCATGTGCTGGGTCCGTATCGTGGAATGAGTGGAGTTTCAGCCCGTCGTCGAACTCTACCGCACCTTCGGGCCGGCTGCCACGCGTGAATGTCCACCGGCCTTCGATCTCGGTCTTGACGTACGGGAGGTCGAACTTCTCGATGGCCGCACCGATGCTGAACGTGCGGCAGAAGAGGCCAATCGGATCGGGCTTGTTGCGCGGGTCGACCTTCTCCCCTTCCAGGTGCTGAACGTCGTGGTCTTTTCGCTGCGGCCAATTCTTCGGGTCCTGCCAATCGTCCGGCGCGTAGGACGCCAGTACCGCATCGGGGTCTATCCACTCGCCTTTGACATGCCGCGCTTCCCACTCGAACTCGCGCGCCGGATGCACCGCTGCGAGAAACATCATCTGGGCTGGCGTATCGGACTCCCGCGCCGACTTGTCGATGCCCGCCCGGTCCGCGACCTTGCGGCTGACTGCTTGGAACTCGTCGTAGTTCACCGGCCTTCGGAGAGGAAACACGAAGCGCCAGCGGATTTTGCCGCCGCCGTGACTCCAGGTCGTATACTCGACGTGTTCCACTCCCTCGTACGCAGCGCGGATCTCCTCGAGATCGAATTCGTCGATATGGTCGTAGTCGAAGGTGAGCGCGTAGCGCGCGACGAAGTTCTCGCCGTGGCGGTACGGCGGATCGAACTTGACGGGCGTCGACCAGCCGACGGTCGACTTGTCCGCCGTCACCGGCGGGGGCTTCAGGAACATCGCCGCGTACTCCTCCCACGTCAGCTCTTTGGTGGAGGTGACGATCGAGAGGTGCGCGTTGTTCTTCCTCGGCTTGCCGGAACCGAAACTAACTACCAGCTTCAGACTTTGTTATCCTTGTAGTTCGCCTGCTGCAATGTGCTGGAGACGGGCGTCGAATTCGTTGGCGACCTCGGTGAGTTCCTGCCCGAGCCTGCCGTCCTCCCACTCCTCGTCCGCCCGTGCCCTGACCGCCCACGCCAGGGCTTCGAGAGCCTTCGGCGTCAGCGCCAGGGTCACCTGCTCGTAGTACCTACCGGACTTCATCGGGGCCGACCGGTCGATCGCGCAGCTGATCGCCCCAGAACGTGCCGGTCGTGATCTTCGCGCCGTCATCCACGTACTCGACCACGTAGGTTGGCCGGTTGAAGCGAGCCTCGCAGATCATCACCCGGCCGCGGTACTGCAGGCCGTACGCGATCACGTACACGTGGTCGCCGGGCGCGAACTCGAACTCAATGACGGCCTTCACCCGCCCCTCCGCGGCGTGAACGACGGCTTCGTGGGCTCGAGTGCCTGGTGCTTGCGGCGAGCGGCATCCTTGCGCGCCGCGCGCCGCTGGTTGAGCACGGCCTTGCCTCGCTCGTTGTTGCGGGACTTGCTCATACGCCGTACCACCGCACCAAGTGCTTCATGACGAACATCGCAGTGGCGAGCACGAGCGGCACGCCGAAGGCGATGAACGCCGCTACGCCCAGAACCGCAAGCACGGGCTCAAGTTTCTTGTTCATTCGACGAACCCCGGGTCCGAGATGACGGTCATGACCGGCGCGTGCTCGTTGAGCAGGCCCGTCACCCACTTGGTGAGCACTTCGATCTTCACGTCCTTGTTGCGCCGGACGATCGTCAGCCGCTTGCAGCCGAGCGCGCGCAGGAAGGCGGCGTTGTTCTCGAAGGAGTACGGGTCTGCGTAGAGGCCCTTCGATAAGCCGGCTCGGCGCGGCATCTTGTCGCGCGCCCACGTAGGATTGCGCCAGTGCAGCTCTTCGAGTTTCACGTGTTTGTTCGGCGGATGGTTGTAGATGCGCGCGTGGCCTTGGGCGTCGAGTACCAGCCACAGCGTCTCGTATAGGCTGTTGGTTTTCGGCGCACCGAAGTCGACGGCGACGCGCTCCAGCATCTTGCGGCGGCTCTCGTTCAGCGCGCGCTCGTACCGCTGGCGCAACGGGAACTTGCGCCTGAACGCCTCGACGGCGTCCTTGTACGGATCTCCCGCAGGGAGAACAGTGACGCGCAGAACGCTGATCGTCTCGTCCGCGCCGTGAGCCACCTCCGCGACTGCGGTCTTGTCGCCCGAGGGGGCGCCCTTGTCGACGAAGACGTACTTGTACGGGATGCGAAGGAACGGCATCGACATTTCGATGTGCGCGGTCTGACCGGCATACGGCGCGGCGAGCTCGGGCGCCTTCCCGACGAGCCGTTCGCTCTGCGACTTGACGTCCTTTGCTTCGAGCGCGGCGACGCGCTTGGCGAGCTGTACGAACTGCTGCTCGGTCGGCACGAAGTAGCTTGCACCGGATTCGGCGCTGAGAACTCGAATCATGACTTTCTCCTGGTCTTGCCCGTACCGAGGCACTCAGGGCAACCACTGCCCTGCTTCTCGGTGCGGAGTTTGGTTGATTTGGGCTTGACGGCGACCATCTCGGTCGCGGTGCTGTGCGTGTAACCGCGGCCGCGGCAGGTGCCGCACTGATCGGGGCGGGCTCGAGCGATATCGGGCATCCGGGACTCCTGGACTAACGGGTCGTGACGGTAGTCAGAGTCGGATTACATCGTCAAGTTCCGTTGTCCTGCTTGCGAACTGCGTCACGAGAGAAGCCGATTCCCTGGCACGTTCGAGAGCAATACGTGCGCGGATAGAGGTTGAACTTACACCGCAAAAACTGGCGAGCGCAGTCCGGATTGGCGCACACGCACCAGACTTTCGTTCCCGTCCTGTGCGCCCTCCACGGATGCGCTCGGCTCGGCTTCACTCGCCGTTCAACCTTCTGACGTACGCCTCCGCAGCAGAAATCAGCTCGGCGGGCACGTCTTCCATGTACGCAAACATCCAGCGGCCCCGCCATCGGAAGATGAACGGCACCGAGGGACTCATCGCGTCACCTGCACCAGCACGAACCCTTTCGCTTCTAGTTCCTTGACGAGAGTCAAGCCGCGATCGATCGGATCACCGACGGAGGCGATGTGCGCCTTCGCCCACGCCTCCCCGATGCGCCACATCCGTACGTTCTGATCGCCGGTCCATTCCTGCGGCACGTAGAGTCCTTCCCTTCTGCGGTGCGCGCGCAGGAGCCGCACTTCGAGCTGCTCGGCGGGCGTCATGCGGTCCTCATCTGGTAGATAGACGTTTCGTTGTCGAAGATCCACAGACGCTCGGCTGCTCGCAGGTTGTACTCCGCAAGGTCCGCATTCAGCGTCTCTACGTTGTACCGGGCACCAATTGCGAACGGGCGCCCGGACTTCGTGAAGCCGACGGTGAAGAAGTGCTTCCGCGCGATGGCGACGAACCGCGACTCGCTATCCTGGAGCGGCCGGACGGGCTCGGCCTGGAAGTCGTTCTTCAGGACGTCGATGACGTGCCGGTCGGTGCGCGGGCTCATTCCGGCAGACTCCCGATCGCGTCGGCCGCAATCTCGGCGGCGTCGATCGCGTTGCTCGAGATGGTTCCGCCTATGTCGTCGTACACCCACCCGCCGTGGCTCCGCGTGATCTCGATGTCGTCATACTTGCCGAGTTCGACGCAGTTGACGTCGCGCTCCGTGCGGATGATGCCCGTCGCACGCGGGTGCCAGTCATCCGACGTTACCGGGTTGAACCACTCGGTCTTGCGGACCCAGCACCGGCCGTCCTTCTCGACTATCCCTACCGTTTCGCACTTCGTGGCCCACGTCGAGCACTGCAGTGCGAGGGGGACATCTGCCAAGTTCGCCGCGGCGACAGACTTCGGGACGTAGGGCTCCTCGGCGCAGCCGGCGAGCACCAGGACGGTGAGCAGAACGAGATTACGCATTGTCTTTCTCCTTGTTGCCGGGCTGCGCGCCGCCAACCGCCGCAGCCAGGCAGCAAACTCCAAACAGCAGAAATCCGAGGACGACAAAGAACGTCGTCGCGGCCCACGGGAAGCCCCACCATTGCAGGGTGACGTACTTCACATCGCGCACGAGCCAGGCCGAGAACCACACGCTTGCCAGCGCCAGCGCGAAAGACAGCACAGATAACGATAGAAATTTCATTGCTCTTTCTCCTTTCGAGTCAGAAATTGCACGCCGCCGAGCAGCATGAGGAAGACGCCGATCGTGACGACTCCGCCGGCCTTGAGCCATAACGTAAGCCATCCGATGCCGAAGATTACTGTCCAGAACGCAGCCTCGGGCGTACGCATTGAAGTGTCAGAAGATGTCATAGTCTGCTCCGTTTGGCGGTTCGTCGCAGCGCTCGAGCCCGTTCATCGTCACGAGCTCGTCCCAGTGTTCGAACTCGAACTCCTCGACGCTGCCGTCGTAGTAGAGGACCTCGATGAGCTCGTCGTCCTCGTCGATGGTGACGACTTTGAACGGGTCGATCTCGGGTGCCTTGTACCATTGGCCGATGACAGGCTTCATGAAGCCCTCCGACGGTGATCGATGGTGGCCGGCGGACGCGCCCGAGGACGCAGTCGCTCGGCATCCCGCTCGCGCTCGTGCCGCTTGATCGCGTAGTACGAGATGACGACCAGGACGGCGGCCGCGATGAGGAGCCCGGCGCGGTGCCAGGCGGACCCGGCCGCTGCGGACGGCAGCGCGAGGAAGAAGACGAACCAGGCGTACAGAAGCCCTGAGTGATTACGCATTGTGTTCTCCTGCGTTGTTGGTGGTTAGAGGCCGCTCACGTAGCGCCAGCGCAGCACCTTGAAGTCGCGTCGGTACGACGTGGCCGTGTCGCGAGCGCGCTTGCCGTCCTGCGTCATCCACGCGCCGTCGAGGTACTGCAGGACGCAATGCCAGCTTTTGCTGCGTCCTTCGAACTTGTTCCACTCGCTGTACTCCGCCAGGACGCGAACGCCGTTCTCCGGCACGAACTTAGGCGGTTCGTGCCAGCCGCTGTCGCCGTGCGAGTAGCCGGCGTGCGGGACGACGCACGGTTTCGGCGGGTTGCACTTCGGGCACCCGGTCTCGAGCTTCTTTTCAAGTGCGGCGACGCGCACTTCGAGGGGCTCGGGTTCGGGGACGAGATCCAGATGCGGGTCCGTGCCGCTCTCGTGATACTTGCCGTCAGCCATCCAGGACAGCTGTCTGTAGTCGACAAAGCCAACTAGCGGGTACGTGGCTGTGTAGTCCAGTCGGCGCAGGCAACGCACTTCCCTTCCGTCCCGAGTCCGGTACTTCTTCGTGAGGTCAAGCATGTGCGGTCGCCTCCGCGCGATTGAGCAGTTCGTCGATGCGGTCGGCCACCATCTTCGGGGTGATGCTGTCCATGCACGCGAAGTCGGTGTACTTGTGTGGGTTGAACAGGTACTCGGCATCTTCGTAGCCGATTCGGAAGAACTTCTCGGCGACCTGGTACCCGTCGGCGTATCCGAGGCCTTTGAACCGCACCACGGCCATGCCGTCGAATGCGAAGTGCAGCGACAGCCCGAGCTTCTTGAGCTCCGGCAGCGTCGCGCCGAGGCCGAGCGCACAGCACGCGGTGCCGCAGCCGGGCGGCGCGCCTACTCCTCTGAGGTGCTCGGGGCGCTTCGTCGCCCATCGACGCATGTTGAAGTGGATCTTGCGGCGCTTGCGCTTGTTCGATTCGTCGAACTTGAGCAGCGCGTCGCGCAGGATGATGAGTCTCTTCTTGATCATTGACGTACTCCTGAGAAGTTAGAGCGTCTGGATGACGCCAGATCGAGCGATCTGCTGCAACTCGGCGAGCGTGGTCCCGCAATCGAACAGTTTTACGCGAAAACTGGTGCCGTACGGAACGCCCAGCCAGTGCGCAGCGCGATGATCGCTGAAGCAGCGTCCCCGCTTCGCTTCGCGCATCATGTACGCCGCGGCTTTGCCGACGTTGGTCGTGCCGCTGTCGTCCGCCCACGCGCCGCCGTTACCAAACGTGCCGCCGATATTCTTGTAGCCCGCCGCGATCATATCGCAGAACCCGGCGACGCAGTGCGTGGTCTTACAGTGCCAATGGCCTTGGTCCCAGTGCTCCGGATGCTGCTCGATGAACCGGACGATACGGCGCAGACGCGCGAGGCCGCGCTTGGTCATTTTGAAAGTCGTCATTGAGGTCTCCTGTGATTCGTGGCTCCGTAGAAGTGGAGCGTCGGACTGCCGCGCCGTGACGCAACGATCGCATCGCCGGTGTGAGGCTGTTCGGGTGCGACTTCCGAGAGGTAGCTACCCCGGAGGCCGCGGAAGTTGTTAGACGGGTTGCACCGGCATGCGTAGCGCCCGCCGAGGGGTGCGGGTGCGAGTGGCGAGTACCGAACGACACGCGCCATCGGAGCCTGTGACGTCTCGCGATCCTGCGCTGGGTGGCGTACGTGATGCTAACCTGATGAATGGTGTCGCAATTGATGCGCTCAAATCCGTCCACCCACCCCTTGGCAATATAGGTGAGGTCAAACCCGCTTGGCGCCGACAGCCCATTTCTAATGCGCGATTGGCTGTATTCGGCGCACCAGTTCCAGACCTGGTTAACTTCGATAGCTGCAGCATTCAGCCACGGATACGCATCGCGTTTCACTTTCAGGCGAATGGTCTTCAGACGTTTCAACGCCAGTTTCTCAGTACTCACTTCGCCCCCTGCTGCGCGAGGGCGGCGTCTATCGCACGCATGAGGCTCGTGTACTCAGGCCCGCCGGAATACTCGCCGTTGGTCTGTGCACGGTAGACCTCTAGCTTCTGGCGAGCTGCTTGCAACACCACGGCCAGCGCATCGCGTTGGGCGAGGAGGGCGGCGTGGGAGGCGCGGCATTCCTTGAATGCGTCGAATATGCCGTCGCTCACAGATGGGAAACCCTCGAAGCATCGAGCCTGTAGTTCGGCGTGCTCGTTTTCCTCACGCTCTAAACGATCGAGATGGCGCATAACGGCGCGAGCGTGACGTTCGTCGTAGCCAATCATTCTGCGGGAGCGGAAATCCCCCTCGAACCATGCGCGGGCATCGGCAAGAGAGACTTTCTCAACATCCAACTCCCCGTATGGAGTGCGGTCGCGGATGGCCTGTTCTTCCGGCGTCGGCGTCTGCGCCCCCTGTGTCGGATCGGTGGTCATGAAAGAGCCCTCACTATCTGCCTCAGCTTTCGCAACGGGATGCGCACGGTGTCGGTCCCGACGCCGGGTTGGTAAATGCAGACATCAATACTTCCCTTGTTCGTGTAGAACCAAGCATCACGGTAGACCGGTGCTGACCCGCGATTGGCCCATTTCAATGGGTATGGGCCGTTGCGCGGCTTGATTCGCCGCTCCGTCGTGTAGAAATCGTCAGTGCGTTTTTTCATCCCTCCCTCCCCGCCATGCCGGCAGATGGGTGGGTGGAGAGGGCGGCGTCGATGGCCGCACGCATGGTGATCATGCTCCGACTGATGAAGCTGAGTCCGTTACTGATGTCCACAACATGCCAGGACGTGCGTTCCGTATTGGCCATAACGCGAACGGCTCGTGATGGATCGGCTAACCAGTCCAACCGCTGCGTATCCTTCTCCGCCTCCCCCAGCCGCCGATGGAGGGCGTCGCGCTCATCCTCTAACGCAGCGATCTGCTCCGGTAGTTTGACCGCCTGTTCGTGCCAGAAGTCGCGGTCCCGCTCCAACTCCGCGATGCGTGCCTCCAACGCCTTGATCTCGTCGATTACCCATGGAGCGGCCTCGCTGTTAGGCCTGACGCGCTGGCTGAGGCTCACGGCGTTACCCCCGCCGCGCACTGCTCCGGCGTCAACCCGCGCTGATTCTCCGGCACGTAGCAATGCCCCTTCGCCTCCGGCGGACACGGCGCGCACATCGGGTAATCAACGCTCGCGATCCAGGCGCCAGCCTCGTGCGCCGTCGTCATCTCGGGCGCTGGCCACTCCTCGTCGGTGACGACATCAGCCACGGTATCGCCGCACTTGCGCAGCGGCGTCACGTTCTTCCGCCAACAGGACGACTCGCGCCAGCTCTGTTTGGTGTAGCTCACGGTCGATATCTCAAACTCCGTCGGGTCGTCCAGGCATGCCGTGTTCTCCAGCGTGCCGACGATGCGGAATTTCGGATCAGCGGTCCCGTCGCTCGGCTCCGTGACCATCGCGCCCTCGATGGCTTCCGCTGGCGGCGTCGGTTCGTTGTCGCACGTGCCGGTGTACGTGAGCAGATGCCGCTGCGTGCATGTGTACTTCGCCGTGTCGGCCGTGCTCTTGCGCAGCTCAGCCTCGCCTGCCGCGCGGCACTCCTCGAACGTGGCGCGCTTCACCTGCACGCGCTTACCGTCCACCAGCTCCGTGATGGGCGAACCGGTCACGCCATCGAACAGCAGGAAATTCTGGTCTTCCTGCGTGACGACGACGCCAGCGGAGAGCGCAGCGCGCGTCAGCAGGCCGAGAGTGAGAAGAATGCCGAGGATCTGTTTCATGTCTGCTCCTTGAGTGACGCCAAAGTGTCTGCGGGTACGTCGATGTATCCGCAGGAGTCCCACGACGACGTGGGGATCGACCTGCCGAGAACGGGACCGAGATCCAGCCCGTCCTTGGAAAGCACGCGCCGGTAGTAGTCTTTCCAGTTCGCCTCCGGCTCGGCTGCCCGCGGCGCGAAGAACTGCGCCTCCGAGCGGCCGAGGTGCTCGGCCAGTACCCGCAGCCAGTCGGGCCGATCGATGCGCGACACGTGCCCGTACTTGTTGGACGTGCGGCGGTAGCCGGCGGCAATCAACGCCGCGACGAATTCCTCCGGGATACTCATCGCGCGTCGTCCCGGTCCCTGCGCTCCAAGCACTCGAGCATCGAGCGCGCCAGCGTGCGGGAGACCCACTCGATCGTCTGCGCTCGTCGCTCGACGATCTCCCTGCGCTGCTGCATCAGCCAGAAGTCGGGCAGCGGCGGAGGCAACGGCTCGAGCTCGGCCATGCGCTCATCGAAGGCGTGCCGCACGGTGTAGCGCCTGCCGTCGGGCATCGTGAAGGTGATCTCGACGGTGGCCGACTCGGCGAGGAAGTCGCGAGAGACGTGCACGTTAGGCCTCCGTGAGATACAGGAACTGGCAGCCAGGCGCGCCCATGCCGATGAGGATCTGGACAACGCCCTCGCAGTAGTCCGATAGCGCTTTGTCTCTGGTGGCGGCGGCGTCGGCGGAGGCGGCGGCGTAGGCGGCG